ACCAGCTAAGCGCCTCTGAAGCTGTTGATGCCTCTTCTACCTCTTCCTCTGCCGAACCATCAGCGGATGCTGTATCTATGTTTTCTCCCTCTATAACTTCGAGTTCATCATCGGTCAAACCATAGTAGGCACCGAGCCTTTCTTTCTTACTTTTCGGTAGATCCTTCAGAATAGGAATGACGAACCTATTGAACTCTCGGAATGAGAAAAACATCTCTGGATACCCGGAATCGTATCCAGTCATCTTTCTGAAGAAACTTCCCTTATCCCCTCCCTTGTCGGGGTTGAGTCTATCCCGGTACCACCAAGTTGGTGGTTCGTTTTTGACGAAGCCAGTATAGGCGTCAGTAATCCTAACATCAGCCACTTGTTCGACGAGCCATCCGGAATATCTCCAGAACCTATAGTCAGACCCACTCTCCCTAACTCTCTTATTGAACATGTCTGCCCGGGACAGGCAATCGTAGGCGGTTGCGAGTTCCGTCCCTCTAAACCTCCCTCTAAGATTCTGGTCCAACCATGGAATCATGTCTGGAGGCGTCTCGCTCGTTCGAGTTCTCTTACCCTGTAGTATCGAATCGAGTTCTCCGAATAAGTCCCCTTCGTATTCCCTATCCTCCCAATTGGGGATATCTTCCTCCTCAGCAAATATCTGTAGGTCCTGGATTGCATCACGAAGGTTCTCACGTTCTGCGAGCATTTGAATCCGTGGCTCGCTAAGGCCGAGATTCTCTTCCTCGTTTATCTGCCGGAGTTTAGCCCTACGGCTATCGATTCGGAGGTTAAATTCGTGGATTTCGCAAGCATCCCTGATTTTCTTAGGGATATCATCCTCGACGTTCGCCATCATGATAACGGGATTCTTGGGATTTTCCAACTGTCCAACTAGTGGACTCATGTTGGCTCTTCCCGAGATATTATCAACCTCGTCCATGATTATCAGTTGATGGCCACCGGTTACCGGCTTAGACCGCATTTCTTCTGCTAGTTCTCGAAGGTCAGACGTAGTCCTCGAATTACTAACGTTAACCTCTAGTTTCGTCCACCCCATATCGTTGGCGAGTGCATATGCAGTAGACGTCTTACCTACTCCAGGGTCTCCTATTAACATTTGAGGGGAATCTCCAACTTCGAACTCCTTAGCCCATGACTCGATGTCATTAATCGATGAATTATGGCCCTGGACTGAACTCAAAGTCCGAGGTCTGTGTAATTCTGCGTAAGGTTGATTTTCTTTGTCCACCATATTTATCTTTGGGTTTTGATTTATTTATATCTTTATTACCAGCCATCAGTCGCCGATTTATGGTCTGGTGTCTCTATTATTTCATCATCACACCATCTACTAATAGCGTGACAGTAACGAAGCCATAGATACTTCGCCAATACTCCTCTAATCACCGATGATTTCGTTCCCCTCATTGCTCCTACTCCATCTCCCCACTTCCCTTCTTTTGCGTGTGCGAAGATGGCCCTCTGCTCAAAGGTGGACAAGTCGATGGAATCCACTATGCTCGGGTTCTTGTGAACCTCTTTGATGAACTCGATGTTCGCTCCCATGCCCAAACCGTGAACGTATTTGTCCCATCCAGCCTCATGAGTGAACCGTTTGAGGTTCTCTATTTGTTCCTTTGCTGGACGGTCCTTCATTCCCCCGAGTGCATACATTCTAAACCCACTGAGCTGTTTGTAGTGCCGATCATGTGGCGGCTGTAGGGGAATGATCGGTTTGGCACGACACTCGTGGTTAGAATAGATTTTCCAGAATTGCTCTATGGATTCGGTAGTCTTCCTCCGAGCCTCCTTTCTCTTTGCTATGCTATCTGCCATGTAGTCCTTCGGGATTACGTAGTCGGCGTTGAGGTCGTGAGCGGTATCTAGGATTTCCTTGTTCGTGAACTCGTCCTTTCCGATGCCACTATCTAAAATGTATTCGAAGCAATGCTCGTTGGGAGTCTGACTTGTCTCCCCGATACGCTGCATTTTCCAGGGCATGAACCTATTGCCCTTCCCGACCGTGAAGACCCTCGCATGACATCCGTAAGCCGTCATCATTTCCTGGACTATGTGTTCGGAGCTGCCATAGTTTACCTCTCTAATAAGCCGTTTACATTCATCAATGAGCCATGCTTTTTTCTCCCCGATTCCCATGTGAGCCGGCATTGGATACTTGACCGAAACTGACAGATTGTCAAATATCGGTTTTAACGGTTCAGTATACGCCTTACCAGCCATAACCAACAGCTCTTTGACTGGATCCCAGTCTATAGCATCCATTTGCTCTTGGACTTTCTCCTTCCAAGCTTCTTCATCGAAGTCGGTATTCTTGATTGATTCATCGTAGGGACGGATTACCTCATCCTGTTGGAGGACTCCGTGTTTCCCGGAGATGACGTATTTCCTATCGGACATGATGTCAGCATAGAGTCTCATCTTACGGAAGTAGTCAGACTCCGTATACATATCCCATGCCCTACAAATTTGCTCCCTCTTACTATTCGTGCATTGGAGTAGTGCTGCTCTAAACATTACCATCCGCCCATGACTGTTTTTCCTCTAACTTCATTTTCATCTATTTCTTCCTCACTAAATGTCCGTTGACAGTTCGAGCATATATACCGAGCATACCGGTTACTAACTTTGCGTCGTTGAACGTTTTCGAGTAGGTTCATGGACCTTCGTAGGAGATTCCCGTTTTGGCAAGCTTTGCATACCATATCAGTCTTATCCATGGTTACCAGCCATCTACGGCTGATAGGTCTTTGTTTCCACTAACTAGTTCTCCCCACGTCCATCGAAGTTCTTCGAGGGTATCTTCTATGGGGCTGTGGATCATCTTCTCGATGTGTTTTTGAGCATTTAGTTCGAAGCCCTCCGGGAGTTCTTGATCTGCCCAATCGATTGCTAGAACATCCGTCTGGGGGTGACCAGGTGGAACACTCTCAATATAAACTATCCATGGTGAGTCTCCGGGCTCCCAGTTTTGGTCCAGATATTGATTGCCGTATTCACACGCGCGTGGTGTCGGGCGCTCGGGATATTGCTCTAGCGGTTTGTTTATCGTTGAAGGCATACCAACTTCTTTGAGGTCAATCTCCTCGTCCTGGATCTTCTCAGTTTTACTTTTAATATATCCAGATAGTTCCTCGAAGTCAGCCCCTCTAAGAACCATGGACATGAAATTCTCTTGGACCTCTGCTGCTACTTCGGAAGTATCAGTCCTAACTGCGCTGAATCCAACTACGTCGATATCATCCGTTTTCTTTCCCTCCTTCCATACTATGTTTCCAGCGTATCTTTTCTTGGAGCCGAGTTGAATGAACCTACGGTAGACCTTCTCGAACTCGTATTTCCACAAGTGCTGGTCTGTGCCATGTAGAACCTGCGCGTACGGATGCTCCTCTGGAACGTTTAGAGGCTCTATGAAGTCGGATATCCTCGAATTGATTTCGTCTACGAGTTCGTGTCCATTTTCTAAGACCTCGTCTAGTTCAACGGTTTCCGGTTCTCGATCCCAATCTATCAAGGGGACAATGAGCGAGTCTGTGTTGTGAACAAATATTCCATCGGCGAGAAACGTTTCGGTGTCTTTGACTGACAAGTCATAGACATATTTCTCCTCAGAGTCCAGCTTTTCAACTGAGGTTACCGGAGTAACCTTCACAGTATCCCCTTGTACCTTCCGATCCGAATTTTGACGAACCGATGGTAACAGAGTTCCTCTCCTTAGGTACTGCGGTTTGACCATCTGTACTCCTTCCACTGACCACTTCAACATTGAATGGTCCTCTGTTACAGTCACGGAATGGGAGTCGGAAGTTTCTACTCTGTAGAGTTGCTTATCAGTTTTGTGCTTGATAATCTGCTCGATGGACTTGAATACTTGACTTCCTTCCTCATCCACGCTCAAAGTCTCCATATTGCCCTCGTCCGTTCGAACTTTCTCGTCCGAGTCTTGGTCAGGAGCTAATTCTCGAATCTCCGTAGTTCGAATACCAGAGCTATCTCTTACGACAACCTCTGTATCTCCAGTCACGCTATCTCCGTATTCCAACTCGTACCCCTCTTCCTCGATGATTCTAGTGCCAGCCCAGCTTATATACCTACTTGTTCCAGTAATTGCTTCGCCAAGTCCCGGAGTTGAAAGTCGGAAGTAGGGGTTGTCAGCAACGCCGTAGAAGGTATTTTGCAGAATCTTAACTGCCCTCTGTTTCATATCGAATGTGTCGTACTCCGATGTACCTGGTTCGTTTTCATCTCGGAGTTCTTTAAACCTTTCCCGTTCCCGGAACAGTAGTTTGAGGTACTTCGGAAGTATTCCCTCTTGCTCCAATGAAAAACCATAACTCTTTCCTTCTTCGAGTTTGAATCCGATGTCTTCCTCGGTAATTCGTGGCCCCGAGACGTCCTCATAGTTTAGAGGCATATCTGGTGTTATGATGTCTGCCTCCTCTGGGTCCGTCGTAAGTGTCTCTTTGCTAATATTGCATGTTATCATGGTGCTTGGGTAGAGAGACCGAAGATCGCACACGCCCTCCCAATCCTTAATCCCGTCACTTGGTGGAAGAACGAATCCTCCCCGAATATTGTCCACGTCTGTATCTTTGGTCGTGGGTAGTATTTCCTCGTGTGTGCGATGCTTGAATAATACCCCCTCCACCATCTTCATAGGTGAACCAACGTCGTATATGGGAATCCCGCAAATATCAGACATTTGGAAGTAGAACTCGTGAATGCCATGCATATCATCCAAAGCCACGCATAGTTGAACGTCAACTATGTTGTACGCCATGAACTTACTCCGGTTCACGTCGTACTCTGCCTGCTCTATCTTACCAACGCCGAGTTGGTCTGTCGATACGTAGTCGAGGGACTCAGATCTCCATTCGCCGTATGATAAATCCCTACAGTAAGCAACCATCATATCCATAGCGGGGAGGCCTTTGATGGCCCTCTTTTTAGCCTTCATACTAACCTCTCCGAGTTCGGCCATTCGATTCATCCCAACATCGAATTGAGCCATCCTATTTCGTAGATAGACTATGTCGAAGTCCACAGCATTCCATCCGGAGACGATATCTGGCTGTAGTTCGCAGACGTAGGTAATGAAATCCTCCAGTAATTCGGCCTCGTCGTGATACCTTCTAAATCCGATGTCTGCTTCAGCGTATTTCTCGGGGTCGATTTCTACATCCTCATCTTGCTCCCACTGATCCCGAAGTTCCTCTCTAACCTCCATGGGGTCGACGACGTTATCTCTGTCTAGAGCAAATAGCGTGTATTTTTCCTCGTAGGAGTCCCAAGCTGTAATAGCGGTAATCTCGTTTTCTGCCTCAGAAACGAATTCGTCGTCGAACGTATCTGGTACCCTAACCTCGATATCAGTTATGAGTATTCTCGGGTCGATCTCTTGGTCAGGCCTTTCGACGTCCTGTACATCTTCTATCTCTATTAAGTCCTCGTTTCTTGGAACTCGAATATACCCCGCTAATCCGTAGTCGGCAGAGCACCTCCGAACGAAAGGAACATCATCCTCGTATCTATCTTCCTTATCGAATGCGTCCCTGATTTTACTATCAGACCATTGATTACCGATTTGTCCAGGGTACTCAGTAACTATCTGCTTCAGGGGACGGTGGTCGTAGGACTCGAATTTGGCGTCCGCTCCCGGAGGACTATCCCTGACCTCTACAATTCGTGGGTCGTCGGGGATATCAGCATTTTCTGGCACGAACATATAGGGTTCAGTACCATACACCGTCTTGATTACCCGTTCCCCACTTTCGTTTCGTCCAGCAACTTTAACTACTAAGTCGTGTTCGCTATCGTATACAACGTCCGTTACTAGGATGAGCATCTGGTCGTTTTTCGTTTGGGGATTTGTTTTTGCTAGCGACATCTTAGTAGTACCCGTTAAACTTCTCCCATGATTGCCCACCGATTCCCACCTTACTTGCAGGGCACCTCAGCTCGTGAGGGCACCACGTGCAATGACTTCCGGGTTTGTACTCGAAGCTGTTCTCTTTGATTGCCCTTCTGACCTTTTCTATCATGTCCATCATCTCTTGGTAGGCATTGCCCTTTTCGTCGTAGACCCTCTCCTTCCCCTCCTTGAGATAGATGAACCTGATTCTTTCGGGTGGTCTATCGAACATCTCTCTAAATCCCTCCCAATAGACCATGCCCTGCAAGATTTCTCCAAGACGATCATCGTCGTCCGGCATGTTCCCACTTTTCCAGTCCCAGACCTCGTGTCGAGTAGTAGCGTCCATGTATCCACGGAAGTGGACTCCATTGATATACGTCTCGAACCGTTCCTCCGTACTCGTAAACTCTATATCCCCGAAGTCGGAGACGAAACGTGCTGCTACCTGTAGGGCCTTCATCCCTCGGTTGACCATCTTCTGATCTATTTTTTCCTTTTCGGGGTTTGCATGGAAGTTCGACTTCATCAAGTGAGCTAATTCATTCTCCCCGAGTTCCCCAGCATCGTCCGTGTTCCTAATGACTTCCTCTATTGCGTCATGAATCATCGAGCCAACGATGGTGTACTTGTTTTCGGTGTCCGTGCCCTCTACGCCCTTGATAGTCCCGAATTCGAATTGTCCAGGGCATCCTTCGAAAGTCTTCAGGCTAGAGGCGCTCATTGGTGGAACCTCTATCTCTGTCTTCGTCATATTGTCTCCTTACCAGCCGGTTTTGCCTCCTCCCTATACGTGTCTAGACTAACGTACCTTGCGAGTCTGAGATGAGCGATTAGCCAATGTAACTGTGTGTGGGGACTGGAACCATTGATTAGTCTCCATTCGCAGGTTCCAACTTTAGCTCCCATACTCGCCTTTGCGTCCTCTGGGATTGTATCGTTGTCTTCGATTGCTGAAAGGAGTGCCTCGCAGAGTTCCTGTGGAGCCACTCCGTGTTCGATTAACTCGTCCAGTTTTTCCATAGCGTATTCCGCGTCTCCTGCGACTGCCGAAGAAACTATGTCTTGGACCTCCGATTCATTGACGCCCCTGACCATCACGTCCACGTAGTCCGTTTCGATTGTGTCATCGACTGTAGCTCCCTGAAGCATTTGGATTGACGCCCGTGCGTCTCCTCCAGCGGAGTCAGCGATGTACTCCAGTTGTTCTTCCTCGTATGAAACCCCTTCCCCTTCGCAGACCTCTGCTAGAAGACCTATGAGTTCCTCCTCTGGGAGTGGCTTCATCCTAAAAACGCTACATCGAGACTGAATTGGGTCTATGAGCTTGTTCGGATAATTACAGAGGAGAAAGAATCTCGTAATGTCTGCGTAGTCCTCCATGACCCTTCTCATCGCAGTTTGTGCGTCGTTTGTGAGTGCGTCGCTTTCGTCGAGGATAACGATTTTATAATCTTCATCCCCGACCATGGACATTTGGGCGAATTGGTCCTTGATCCTGTTTCGGACCGTATCGATGCCCCGTTCGTCAGAAGCGTTGAGCTGAAGAACGTAGTTCTTCCAGTCGTCCTGGCCGTATTTTTCTTTGGCGAAAGCAACCGCCATCGCCGTCTTACCAATGCCCTGCTGTCCAGCCAACATGATATTGGGCATTGAGGGGTCATCCACCCAGTCCTTGAACCTATCGACGATTATCGGGTTTCCACGAATCTGGTCGAGGTTATCGGGCCTATATTTTTCGACCCATGCAACCTCGGCAGTATTCATGCATCGAACCCTCTCAAAGTTGCGCAGTCGGGACACAAGAGTAGTGATTCCCCGCTCTCCCCCGCGTATTCGTCCACTGATTCTTTATCCCCGCAGTCCTGACACTCCGCTGGATTCGTTCTGAACTGGCTATTACTCATTGTTGGGTTGTCTCTTTTTCGTCTAGGTCGATCTCGACTCCTTCCTTATCGTCGAAATCCGGTCCATCTTCGTTTTCCTTTTCGTCGCTATCAGCCTCGGTTGCCGAAATGAGGAAAACCTCAACCTCCTCTCCACCAGTAGGCAATGCAAATTCGAAGGGGTTATCCGATTGCAAAGTTTTCTCTTGTACGTCTGCCTCTTCGACCTCGAAACCAGCATCCTCGATAGTTTCAACGAGTTTTGCCAGTTTTCTATATCTCTCAGAGTGGCCCATTAGTTCGTATTGATTTTTATATTTCGAGGTATTTAGGTACTGTGGTTTCACTAATACCAGCAGGTTCCCCCCTCATACTGATAGGTCTCGCATGTTCCCCTATTCTCTTCGTTGAAAACGCAAAACCCACGTTCTATCAAGTTAGCACAACTCATTTCTCTATATTTCTCATCCCATATCTGTTCCAAGTAGTACATCGTAGTATCGGAATCCCAATCTACCCAACGTAATCTCTCAAAGAGGTCGTGAACCTCTCGAGGCGAAAACCCTCGGTTGAACAACATTACAGCGCAGTTCATCCGAATTGGGTGTCGTGGATCCCTCTGCGTTATTCTTTCTACCATACACGGCATTTGTAAGAGCATTTCCAGCATGTCCGTTAGGTTCTCGTCCTCTATCTCTTTGAGATTTATTTCGTTGACCCCGAATTGTTCCTCCGGTTCCGACGTAGACCCTCCGTTGACTTCCGGGTAAATACGCATCTCCGGTCTGTCGTACTTAGGACTCTCTATTTTCCTCCCATCGAAAGATTCGGTCAATAAGTCCCGAATCGTGATTTCCTGCATCTCTTTGAGCGTCCAGGGGACAGTATACAAGTTGCAATGTTCGCCGTCCTCAGTCATACGTGCGCAGTTTGCTATGCGCATTAACCGTTTGCTGTCCCCTATCGGGACTTTATCCATACTGTGGAGGTCGAGTTCGTCCCTCCATTTGAGAGCCGTCGTACGGAGTTCTTGGCTTGGTTCGACTCTCGGTTTATAGAGCGTGTGTACGTGAAACCCCCAGCCCGTGAAAATCCCTATCGTTGGAATTTGTCTGTCTTTCAAAAACTCAGCAAATCGTCTAACATCCGAAACTACATCTCCAAGTATCTGGTTTGCGAAGTCCCTGTCGTTTCTCATCCGTCGGATAGTTTGAGCGTCGTCTCCTTCTCCTATCCCCTCTACGTCCCCACTACATTCGTCGCATGTTGGATGATTCGACTTATAGACTTCTCCGCATTTGACGCATTTAAACTCGGGTCCATCGAAGTCTAAGGAGATTTTATCGACTATAGTCTTCCCCTCCTGTGCTATGTACCCTATCCTGGAATACATATTATTCTTCTCGTAATTACTTTCGAGGAACAACTCCATTCCATCCATGTCATAGACCATGAACTGCCTGGGCGATCCCACAAACCGCGGAAATTTTCCGAATAGTTCCCTGTTTGCTGTACCCAACCTCATGACCTATTCTTCCGAGGACGGACCAACGATATGCCGGATGGTACCGTGACTGCGTTCCTTTACCACACAGATGGGTGAACCATCTTCAGCGTAGACGTCTATATCCCCCGAGAGCTGCCCCGAAAGCTTCTCTAGGCCCTCTCCGTAGAGGTTACGGAAGTCATCTCCCTCCTTGACCTCTCCAGGAAGCTCACCAGCGATGAAGTTCTGACTCCGGTTACCAACATCGAGACGGAACGTCCCGTTTTCGACCACCACGGGGTAGTTGTTCAGTTCCTCCCGCATTTCTACAACGTCAGTGATTTTATCGAGGGAGGACACAAAGGTCTCGATATGTGTCCCTGCTGGCTCCATATCGTTGTCCGGGTTGAGGAGCCTATCGTCGTCGTCGAACATATTCGGGAGGTCCAGCGGAACTTTTTCCAGGACTGACTCTGACCCCGGTAGCAGAAGCCCACTTTCGAGCTGCCCCTCTATGTGAAGGCGTTGAGCTAGACGACTCCCCTCTACTCCCTCGAACGTGAGTTTGACTTCCGAGTTACGGTCTCCAATCAGGGACAAGATGTCGAGTATGTCCGAGACTGAAATCATAGCCTCGCAGCTTCCCTGTAGTTCCTCCACTGCTCCCTCGGTGTAGTCCGAGTAAACTACCACTACGTTGCCGGGAGAGCCCGCGATCATTCGCATTACTCCATCCGGCTTGATGTTGATATACGGGTTGTCGTGATAGCTGATAGCGGTTTCTTCGAGGATACGCTCTATCTGATTGACCGTACCCCGGATGGTTGCCTGAACGTCCGTATCGCTGGAGATCGGACTTACTGATTCTTCGATTTCCTTCTGTTGCTCTGATTTTTCCTCTTCTTTTTCCTCTTCTTCCTCTGTTTCCTCTGTCTCTTCCTCTTCTTCCTCGGTGGAAGCATCTTCTTCGGTGTCCTCAGCCTCGATGTCTGGTTCTTCGTCCTGTTCCTCCGTGTCTACTTCTGTTTCTGCTTCTGACATTTGCTCTGACTCTTTGTTAATCGTCATTCTATACTAGCACCTCCGTGACCATATCATGGTCTTCGAATGGTATAACTACATCTGCTGGTATCTCCTCTGAGCTATCTATTATTGCAACGTATGTAATTTCCGGGAATTCCTCCAAGAGCCTTTCAGCTCTTTCTCGCTCCCAGTCATGATATACGTGACCCTTTACTTCTATAACTGTATCTCCTAGGTCGAAGTCAGGAGTGTATGTCCTACCATCCTCGAACTCGAAAGTCCTTCCTTCATAATCGTAGTCTATCCCCAGAGTGAATAGAAGTTTATCTATCTCAGCTTCCCATCCACTACTAACTATGTTTCCAGTTTCTTCTACACTTCTCCTCCGTCCACCACCACGAGTGTTTCCTTTACTAGCTTTTCCTATCTTCTCCTTAGCCTCCTCTGTATGTTCATGTCCATGAGCTGGATGGTCTTCTCCAGTTACTCCATAAAGTCGATGATTCTCGCCAGATAGACGGTGTGTCCCCTCCGCTGGATGAGTCTCCTTTGGGTCTGAGAGATACTCGTAGTAACATTCTCGGCTACAAAAGAAGTTCTCCTGCTCATCGGGGTCATCCACTTCTATTGTGTCTCCACAATTTGAACATCCAACCTCAGTCATCTTCCTCGTCCTCCTCTGACTGCCTGTAGAGCACATCGGGGTCCCCCTCGACGATATCTACCTCTTGGTCCGTGATCTCTGAGACCGGAATGTCCTCGTCGCTTTGTTCGGCCTCGTCTATGTCCTCGATGATTTCACTGACCTTGTCGAACGTCGGGAATCGGAGAAGCCCAAACCTATGCTTGGGTTTAGCTGCTTTCTTCAGGTTCGCGTGGGGAACACCATCTGGTCCCTCGAACATGTGGAGCATCTCTGTGCACTTATGTTGATTGTCATTCTCCCCACGCGGCTTGTTGGGTGGTTCACTTGCGTCTCCAGTAAGAACCTCCCCGTAGTCGTCGTAGGAAGCAGCAGTCCAACACAAGTGGAAGGGGCTGTTGACCATGACCTCCCTGAACTCCTCATTATGGAGCTGTTTGATCATTTGCCAGTCGTCCTCGCCCTGAAGCTTACTTCCGAAGTCCACCTCGTGTGGATTCCGACCGGGGTAAGCCATCTCCGCATGTCGGGTCTGTGCCCAGTCCCACATGAGGGACATTGAATCGACAGCGAGAGTTCCGAGTACATCCTCCTCTTCGTAGTACTTCCGGAGGACTTTGAGTGCCTCGTCTAGAGCGTGTGTCGCTTCTGTATAGTCTGAAACCTCCCAGATGAACACCTCCTTGTCATCGAACTTGTGGGCTATATCGTGTGCCTTCTGCTCAGTGTCGATGATACAGACCGGTTCGGGCATCGTGTAGCAGAAGTGCGTCTTCGCAGTCCCCGGATTGCCGTAGACTAGGACTCTCCACGTATGAGCCTTTTCCTTGGCCTCTTCTACAGTTATCGCTGAGCCGGTGATTTCGCTAACGTCTGGCATTGTCCTATATCGAACGCTCCCTTACATTTTCGTCCCGGGACTGGGTGGAGCCTCCGGAATTGCTCGAACTTGTGTCCACTTCTTGTTCCAACTCCTGTGGGAGAACCGGGTCAACTGCAACGATGTTTGCCATTACCTGTCCGTCGTCGGTGGTCTTGGTAATCCCATACACATCGAGAATCGAACCCTTCCCGTAGTCCAAGATTTCCTTCTCCATCCAACAAGTCATCCCGATATCGTCTCCCCGAATTTTCGTACTCAGTTCGTCGGGGTCCACGACGGTATCGTCCTGGATGACGTATCGTGCCGAGTTATCCCCTATGTTGAGGTCTGCTACGTAGGCATCGGGAATCTTCCTAACGTCGATTCCAAACTCGGCTGGATAACCATCGCTGTTCTGGACTGAGAGGTTCGAGGCAACCTCCTGTAACGTGACCTCGTCAACGTGTCCCTCAACGAGTTCCCGCATTTCATCTTCGTCCATCGAGGACTGGATCGCCTCTATGTTGGAATTGCCCTGTAGCTCGATGACGTATGCGTTGCTGAGTTTATCAGCATCTTGGATAGTCGCTTCGACCTCCACCATATTCCATGGCTCGAAGAGGTCTCTAAGGTCATCGAACGAAACTCCAACGTTTGGTACCTCGCTTTCTTCCATCCTTACCTGACACAGTCCAGCAGGGTCCTCGGGCGGAACTGCAATACCATGTCCCCTGAAAACTGGAGTGTCAAACGGAAGCGGACTATTGAAGCCCAGCGTAATGATCTCGAGTTCCTTCGTTTCGCCGAGGTTGATGAGATTACTTATCTCAGAGCGCGTGAGACCGAGGGCGTATTTCTCCTTTTTCTCGTCATCTATGTCCCTCGTCATCTTTTCCTCGACTTCTTCCATCTTCTCCTCGAATTTGTCCTTAGCCCATTCGAGGTCTTTGTCGTCTGGAAGGTCTTCGAGAAGAGGCTCGATCTGTGATTCGAGTTTCTCTTCGGTTTGGTCGTTCATATATTGTAATGCATACTAGTTTTTGGTTTCTATGTATTTAGATTCTTTGATCTGATGGTCGTTTTACTCCATCCTCTGCGAACTTGGAGATTCGAGCTACCCCGGACGATATCGAATGCGTAACGGCATCCGCCATTTCTATTGCCCACTTCGATAAATCATCGTCGGGGGACACAATGGCAACGAAAAGGCCGTGGCGGTATGCCTCCCATGTTTCGGTTACAGCGCCCCATGATTCCATACCCGGGAATCTATACGTGAGAATTGCGTCACAGTCGAGCATTAGACCGAGGTCATCCCTGACTAACTTTTCTGGCGGTTTAGCCGGGTCTCTTGTCCCGTCATGGTAGTCTAGTGGGTCCACCCACTTTACTATGTCCAGTTCCCAGTCCTTTGCCTCCTCCCTCCATTCCTCCGGGTTACTGTTTTCCTTGCATGCTCCTGCGAGATAGCACCGTATCATTGTGTTATATCGTGTGTGCGCGTTTTAGCTTGGGTCTGCGGTGACTCCATCTTCGTTGATCTGTATCCCAAACTCTTGGTTGCTCTGGCCAGGGTGATTACGTATCAGGAGATTGCTCAATGCCCCACTCTTGTCCATCAACTTGATAACGAAGTTGACCGTGTGAAGCATAAGCGAGCCTCCGTAGATAATCGGTTCTGGCTGATACTGGGTGGGAGCTTCGTAGACTTGACAGGTAGCGAGTACGGGAATGTCCAGCCCAGCGGCCATATCCTCGATAGTCGTTAACTGTTGGCCCATTTCGTCAGAGCGTGATGTAAAGCTTTCTCGTCCACTGAATTCCTCGTTTAATCTAAACCGGGACGTGAACGAGTCTATGGCCACGAGCGAGAGTTCGTCGAATTGCTCCATGACCGTTCGGTACGCAGTTTTCATCTGTTCGATATCATAGGCGGAGACCTTGTATACTTCATCCTGGATCTCCTTATTGAACATCTGGCGAATGCGCTCTCCCCTATACCGTCCGCGTTCGGTTTCTATGTAGACAGCGGGCTTTTCTGTCGCTTCTACTGCCCTTCCGCATGACTGGAAAATCATCTGTGTCTTTCCTGCTCCAGTCTCTCCACCGATAGCAACCACGTACCCACTCTCCCATCCCCCTTCGAGAGCGTCGTCCAATCGCTGTATTCCAGTCGGTATTTTATCCTTCTCGTCGAACTCTTTCCTGACCTCTTCGCCCGATTGGATCGTAACCGCCCTTTGTCGAGCCTGTCTTACGAGGTTTTTGGATGCGTTCTTGGGAGCGCCTGCTTCTTTGAGGTCCTCTATTTCAGCGTTCTTGTTCTTGATATCCTCAAGCGAGCCGTAGCCAGCGTCTGTAAGTCTGTCTGCTACGGCTTTTCCCACCCCATCTACTTCCCTCAGATTCGTTTCCATTCGTACATTGAACTTGAAGTGCGGGGATTATAAAAACTTGGGTATCTAAATATCAAATGTCAAGCTCGTCCAATGTAGCGATATCTCCCACGGGCTCCCCTTCCATGAGCGCTGTGAACGACGTCATCTCCTTTCGCTGCTCCTTCTTGATTCTAAACGACGTAACCGGTTCTCCCCGATGTAACTTCTCCTCTATCCCTTCGAGGAACGTTTCAGTCGGAATCGCGGAGTAGAACTCGGTATCGTACGGGAACCGAACGGTCGCGAGTGGGATAGCGCCCCAATCGTATGCCCACGCTATAAGCTCCCACAACTCAGGCGTCCCAAACCGTATCGTTTCTCCGCCAGTCTTCTTGAGTTCGTGACCGAACAGTATAGGCCCCATGACCACTCCCTTCTGTCCAGAGGGGACAAGTGACGGATTCTGCCACGGTTTCGCCTCTGCTTTCATTTGAATTCCCACAACGTCAGGCAAATCATATGACGTGCCCCCTCCACTTGCGGGAATTCGTATTCCCACCGAATCGTGCTCGTAGTATCTGTCCCGTAGTCCTCTTTCATATCCGCTACCGTTGCCCATTTATACCACCTCCCCCGTTCGCTCTTTCGGGGACGGGAGCAGGTCCGATTCGATTTTCCGTGCCGTAGAGTTACCTATACCTTCGATTCTGTGGAGTTGTGCGGGAGTACATGCAATTCTCTCACTTGGTGTGGGGAATTGGTCGGATATCATTTCACCGGTTTGTGCGCCCATTAGGCCACCTCCACCCATTTCACTCCAGTCCGCCGTCCGACAAGTTTCAGAACTTCGCATCCATCTAATACAACCTCGATTTCCACAAACTTCTGAGTGCTTTCCTGCCCTGACGGAACAGCCTCGTAATCGCCACTATTCGCGTCATAGATATCGATAAAACATTCTCCGCATTCGCAAAACGGGCGCACAGTACCAGTAGGCTTCGGCTTGTACGTCATTGGCCTTCTTCCTCTCTCGCTCCTTCGGGGGACAGGAGTGAGCAGTTCTCAGGCATCGTACTCCTCCGGGTTGAACGAGGAGACAATTTTCCGTGCCGTGGTAGCCCCCACACCGTCGATGAGAGTTAGCTGTTGCGGTTCTAAGCCGATCAAGCCACTGGGGTAGGGGAAGTGGTCGGAAATTTTTTCTCCCGTTTGTACGCCAATCCCGTCAATCGTCGTCAGGAAGCGCACCATGGGGTCCTCGATCTCTCTAAAGCTAGAATCCGAGTTGATTATTACCTCTTTGCTCTCGTCGTTCGCCTTCTCGCCCATCCTAATCATCATATCTATCATGATATCCATGTTCGAGCAGAACACTATGGGGACTCTAAACCGTGCCATGAGCGATGCGCAATAGCCTCTAACAGACTCCGACGGGGGACCGTGAGAGTCTTGGCCTACCTCCGAGATGTCTCCCTGTATTAGCACGAAGAACTCCCGCTCGCCGTCCATCATTCTTTTGATCTGCGACTTGAGGCGGCCATCCGTCATCGACGATTCCAAGTCTCCTACCGTTTTCCGCTCAAAGAGCGCGCTACCGATTTCGTAGTCGCCAACGGTCAGTTCAGCCTCGGGCTCGATGGTCGTTATACGGTCTCGCAAAAGAAGGCGCTCTACGACTTCGTCCGGCTCGCGGTGGTCTATTATTATTTTCTCTTCTACTACTTTTCCCATTACGTACTGATTAAAATTCAAAATACATAAATGTTTAGGTCTGTCACTTACTCCTCTCTTTATCTATTTCGTAATACCTCTTTCTTGCTATGATTCCTATTACTAAGCTTGTGATGAACGAGGCGAAGGCATACCACGGTTCTTTACGGATTTGACTCCATGCTCTAGTGATTCCGAGGAGAAATCCAAAACATCCAAGGATTGCTGCGTGTACTTCTATAGGGGTTAATTCGTTGTCGTTAGTTGTCATAGTCTCGTATCATCTTTTCTATAGTCTGTCCAACTCTAATGACCCCTCCTGCCCCGAACCAGGCCATGATGGACAGTAGCCAAAGGAACGCAAATCCAACTAGGAGGAACAACAAAAACGGTGCAAGGACAGTTCTCCATACTAACTTGATGGGTAGTTCTCCCGTGATGACGAAATCTAACTTGATCCCTCCCATCGCTATTAGCATCGTGCCAGTTAGAAGTATGACGAGGATTAAAACTACGGGACAAATTCCAACCGCTTGGATTATCCTTCTGGAAAAGCCCTTCTGCTTTCTGAGGTGTACCTCGTCTGGGTCCGTACTCTGTAGTCCTTCTTTATCTGGTTCTTTGCTCATTCGTCTTCTTCATTCATTCCAGCAGCCTCGGAAATAGCCTCCGTCGGTTCCTGTATCTCAAATGCATCGTAGATCTGCCATGCGGCGAATAATTCAAGGGACAGGATGACAACATAGCCAAGGCCTCTGAGCCACGAAACCACTATGAAATCTCCATGGAGTGGCTCAGATGCTATCATAGCTGCTCCCAGTCCAAGAATCGCAAAAGCAGCTATGTATCTATCATCTATTTTGCGTTGACAGACCGCTCGAAGATACACAGCTATAGAAACTCCCACCGCGCCCGTAAACATTCCAACGAAGTCCACTATATGGGGTGTATTAACGTGAGCCATTATCCTCCCCCTCCTCTCCAACGTTGATAGAGATCGGTAATCTGTCGCTCATCAAGTCGACTCCGAGCAGTACTGAGATTATTGCTAGCAGAAGAAATATCCTGCTTTGATTCGCGGACAAATCCTTTATCAGAAAGTCTAGGAAGAACATAGCCAGCAACGTTATTATTGTCAGCAGTCCTCCAACTGCTCTGGCCACCTTTATCCAATTCACTTTGTCTCACCCAATTAAACTCATGTATTCTTCCAGCCATAAGTTTCTATCCTACCTAGTTCCTTCATCGTTTCCACTGTTCATAGCCGTTAATGGTTTTTGATGGTCCTGAATCTTTAAACCAAGGTTCAGCTGGTCTATTTAATCGAACGCCCCGGTTCCAAATCCTAGTCGATTTGCCCATTCCTCAGGAGTTAACCGGCGATATTCCGGTCCAAGTTGCTCGGATAATTCCTCGAATGCCTGAACCACTGCTTGCTCAGTGATTCCTGACAAGTCTATCCGAAATTCGTCGTTTAAATATTCTGCGAGTTGCTCAGGTGTTACCGTCGAGCGCTCAGATTCCCCAACTAACCAAGTATCGACGTCGATGATAGCCTCGTCATGTATTGGTTCTTCAGCGGTTACACTTGCAACATAAACTTGTCCTGAAACATTCGAAAAGCCCGGGAAATCAGGCGGCTTCGATATTAGCGACCCGTTGAAGCCCTCGACATCCTTTCTATCAACATACTTTGGTTGAGAAACTTCTTCTCCAGTCGTCGAGTCAGTTGTCTGTACTACTGGTAAAACGTATACTTTTGTCTCTGTCATGGTATCAACCGGAAGAACCTCGCTCCGGCGGGGTCATCGGTTATTCAGACGACGTTACTTCGATGTTATCCCAATACCATTGACTCGTGTTACCACCTTTTCCAGAAACCGATATACCGCCTTCGTAGTAATTCGTATCGGTAGCCGATACCGTAGCGAGTTTAGAACCTGATTCATCGTACAGAGTAGCAGTTATGTCTCCGTTGTCTCCCCATTCGACAACGTGTCGGTACCACGTACCCGCCGACGTTGAAACCGATTTACTCGCGAGAACTTCGTATGGGCCGTGACGTCTTATCTCGATCTTCGAATCGCTGAATAAGATATCGTACCCGTTATCTTTCGTATCTTCCTGTAGTCCGAATCCCGTACGTGCAGTATCTCCTAATTCCGTTCTCACCCAATACTGAAAGGTATCTCCGGATTGAGGGTACCGGGGTAGACCCGACATAGAACCGGCATATCCACTGTCGCTGGATGATGTTTCTTCGGTTAGAACGGCGTAGGTACCGTTGTGTACGACGTTCGATTGAACGGTCGCATTACCTTCAATATGCGAATATTCAGATAGATCGTTATCTTCAAAGTCGTCAACTATGCCGGTGGGACTTGTAACCGCCGTAATTTCAAACGTGTCAAAATACCATTTATCACCGGATAAACCACCCCCACCAACAGATATTCCACCCGCGGAGTAATTCGTATCATTAGCCGATGTCGAAGCGAGTTCAGTACCTGATTCATCGTACAGAGTAGCAACTAGATCTCCACCACTTCCCCAATCAACAACGATACGGTACCACGTATCAGCAGACGTTGAAACCGATTTACTCGAAAGTGCCGTTACTGAATCGTTATCCCATCGGCGAATATCGATTCTTGAGTCATTGAATAAAATATCGTACCCGTTATCCTTCGTGTCCTCTTGTATCCCGAATCCTACCTCTGTTGAGTTCCCTTTCTCCGATCTCGCCCAATACTGAAACGTGTCCCCGGCTTGAGGATACCGAGGTAGACCCGACATAGAACCGGCGTGCCCGTCTTCAGAACTGGTTTCCTCCGTACGAACAGCGTATGTACCATCGTGGACAACGTTCGACTGAACCGCTGTGTTACCGGTTACATTAGAGTATTCCGATAAGTCGTTATCCTCATAATCGTCAATAATACCAGTAGAATCCGTAACTTCCGTGATTTCACACGTGTCAAAGTACCACTTATGTCCGTCGAGTCCCTTTCCAGAAAACGATATACCGCCGTCGGAGTAAGTCGTATCAGTAGCTGATGTCGAAGCGAGTTCAGAGCCCGATTCATCGTATAAAGTAGCGGTTATATTTCCGCTTTCTTCCCATTCAACAACGTGTTGATACCATGTAGCGGCGGAAGTCGATACTTTCGTCTCCGAAATAACCGTACCAGAACCATTATCGAAACGTCGTATGTCGATTTTTGAATCGTTGAATAGGATTTCGTATCCGTTATCTTTCGTGTCTTCTTGTAATCCGAAACCCATCCTTGCTGTATTTCCTTGCTCCGTTCTAACCCAATACTGAAACGTATCACCGGCTTGTGGATACCGGGATAAACCCGACATAGAACCAGCGTGTCCGCGAGTAACATCCGACGTCTCTTCCGTACGGATAGCGTATGTATCGTCGTGGACTACGTTTGATTGAGTCGCCGTGTTACCTTCAATACTCGAATATTCTGATAGATTATTATCCTCAAAATCGTCAACTATACCAGTACTACGATCCGTACCAGTTGTCTGAGATCCAGTAGTTTTTATAAATGCATAATCTGCATAACTAGTCGAAGAAGAATCACTTTCGGTCCAACCATGACCCCCTTCACTCCATGTGGAATCAGAACCACTAGTTGAGGCTACCTCGCTACCATTAGCATCAAACAACTTTGCAGTCATCGAACCACCACTACCCCAATCAACCTCAAATTTAGCCCATTCTTTTGTGGGGACAGTAAATCCAGACGTGTTCTCAGATATCGTGGATTCAGTTCCTCCATCATTTTTACCCAACGTCCAATTACCGTTTGGAGCGTCTGCTTCCACGAAGTAATAATTCGAGCTATCCTGGAATCCAAAGAGAAACCTCATAACCCCACCCGAATCAATATAATGCTGACTCTCGAATGTATCTCCAGCTATAGCATCATTATTTAGCTGGTCTTTTGCTGCATGAATCGTAGTAGTACCACTTATTTCTAACGCGTACGTACCATGTTCTACAGGGATCTCTGCACTATTTTTAACCGTAGCTGAACCAGTATCGCCAGAGTACTCAGAGATGTCCCCATCCTCGAAATCTTCTATTCCAGTACTTTGCGAAATAGTTCTACAGTAATCAAACCAAACAGTTTTGGTCTCCCCAGTAACTCCACTAGAAGCAGCCCATCCTATGCCCCCACCAGTATACGTTGAATCTCCCGTTGATACAGAACCAAGGCTAGTCCCGCTATCATTGAAAACTTCTACAGAGAACCCCCCGCCACCAGTCCATGATATCTCTACCTCTAAAAACTCTCCCTCAGGTACACTACCCAAGTCTTGAGTACCCAAATCAGTAAAGCTTCCTCCATCAATTAAGTAGATTCTAAGCTCATCCGTAAAGGGTTCTATACTAACTCTATATGTATTATCGCCACTTGAATCTGAAGCAAAATAGAAATGTGAGGTACTCTCTCCATCTCCAAGATAGGTCTCATATCTAAAGTCATCTCCATCTGTCGGATAGTACGGTAGTCCACTCGTAGATATAACGGGGTCTTCGCTCGATCCATCACTTTCTATTGCGACAGCATAACTCCCATGCTCTACTGGATATGTAACAATCTCCGACCTATTATTCGGGTCGCTATATTCAGACATATCTCCATCTTCGAAGTCATCAATATTAGAAGTATCAGGCTCCCGGTTGTCTGTAATAGTTACAACTTCGGACGTATTGTCCGTTCGACAACCCTCGAAATTGGAGATAAAACATCTTGTGGTGAAAAAGAGCCGGCCGGAGGTTGAGTCTGTCTACTTTCCTCCATTTTCTGAACTCTCTGCTTAACACTACGTACTTCCTCTGCAACCTTTTCTGCATCTTCATCATCTCTACTTCCACCTCCGCCTCCATTAATATTCTGTGACATTATCCAGATCTGAACTGAAGTTCTATTTCGATTGTTACCGTCTTATTACTCGTCTTGGATATATCACTTATCACTGCTCGATTAAACATTGTGCCACCACTTGACGCTGTAAATATTCCAACCTCTCTAAGTGTATTACCATTTGCCTCGTTTTCTCCGATTAGCGTTTGAACCTTCACGTTCTTACCATTGTCATCGGAGGAATCTACCCCCTCTCTATGAACCTCGTTTCCAAGTGAACTATCGCTCGGAGATTCAGAAGAATCATCCGTACCAACCGCTATATGACTCGCATCCAAATCACTAGGACTCTGAGTAGAATCGATCTCATCCACAATATACTTATGGAGACCATCGACAGTCGTATTAAACGTAACATTTACCTGCTTTCGGGGGACAAAGGACTCAAGGGCCTCGATTCTTGCCGCGTCTAACGGTTCTAGCTTCTCTCTGAAGTCCTCTCCTAGTAACCATGATAGGGCCTCGTAGTCATCCCATTCGGGGAGTTTATCTCTTATCTGGTTGACATCGTACACCGTAGTAGTAATTCTCCCCTGTACAAAGACTCCCTGTGCTTTCGTGGACATTAGACGTTAGCCTCCGTTTTGAACGACAGATCAGCCATTAGCCTCGAATCTCTATATGTTACATCCTTCTTCGTAACGACGTGGATACCACTTGCTTTGGCCTCGGATTTATCTATCTTTATTTTATCTCCGGCATCCAAGTTATGCATCCGACTAGAGTCGGCAGTAAGAGTCGTCTCTCCTGCTGGGTCGCTTCCCTTAGCAGTTATCGTTGTGCCGATATCTTTCCCTTCTGACTCTCCAACTATGTTCTCCCTCCTATATCTTCCATCGTACTGCCTGTACTCATCTATACTAGATTGATTATTCACTACGACGTTGGTCGGATAGTAATAGTAGACCTTGTACGTCAACTCTCCAGTTGACGCCTCATATCCAACATCATGTCCGTCTGAGCCATCTGCTGCTATGATAAGCCACGGATTAGGGTCGGGCAGTTTATGCTCAGGCATATGCCACGTGTTCCAACCATCCGACAAATCACTAGGTCCTCTTTCAGATCTTGAAAGGTCGCTTTTTTCGTCTCCACAAGCTTTTGGTGTTCCGCCGTCGTCGGATTGAATACGAACCTTCAAATCATCATTGCTAGTAGTATCTTCATTGATATCTAGTTCTACACGTGATATCTCAGATTTTCTAACGGTTACCTGCTGCATTCTATAGTTGGAATCAGTAACTCTCTCGTAATCGTCTTGCGTAGTCTGCTGAATATCGAGACCCACCTCTCTAACTCCATCTATAGTCACAGAGTTCTTCAACGGTTTATCCGATAGGTCATACTCGAAGGTTCCTTTGTAATCAGTATCAGCCAACTGAAACTCTACGGATACGCTCGATTTTTCGTCTATGACTAAGTCCTTTCCATCGCTTCTAGAAACCATCTGAGTCTGCTTTAACATTCTATTTATCGCTTCTAAAAGATTTGTCCTCTGAAATTCAACTGACCTCGTATCGGTAATACTAGATATCTGCGACCTTCCTATTTCTGAAGCCTCATTTGCAATTATCGTATCTATGATCGCTCTTGAAGCACCAGCAATTTGGACATCCTCGAATGCATCAGTAACCTGCCGATTACTGAGAATTCCAAACACAAAGTCATCGCATTTCAACGTCATAATATTCTGCTCTGGACCAGGAAGTGAAAAGGAGGGCTTCCTTAGTAGTCCCGTCCACTCATCAGTTTTACTACTTTCTCCCACCATTTGAGTTCTAAAAAGCAATCTATCCCCCACTCCAACACTCGAACTATACTTAGCGTCGTTATTCTGGATCTCTATTGTAGCGGTATCCTTCTTTTCCTGTATCTTTTCAGTATAATCAACTTTCCTAATATCATTTTGTTCGATAACCTCATCTGCCCCGCTTCCAGTAGTACTTGTATTTCCAGGCTCGAAGACCAAAATATCAGCGTCGATTACTGTCCTCGTCATATTCCTGTATCGGAAACATTGAGGCTATTGAGTTCCCTCTCAAGGGCGGAAGCCGCTTCTCTTCCACCCTCCTTCGAATCGGCGACGATGCTATCTATATTGATTTGTGTCTCCTTACTCGCCTGCTGCATAGCAGCCATACCTTCTCCCTGTAGCCTATCAGCAGTCTGTCTCGCACCCGCAATGCCTTGATCAAGCATCGACGTAACGCTTCCAGCGTTAAGATCCACTCCACTAACTCCCGGTAACTCATTAATACCCTGTTGCAGGGACGAAGTCATCTTTTGGATGACGTTCCTAATCGCTTTGAGCATAACCTGTACGAACCGACTCTTCCATGACTTCGCGAGTTTAATTATACCGGTGAAGAAACTCTTGAAGGCCTCTAGTGCCCCTCGAAGTATCGACGGTATTCTCCCGACGAAGCCAGTAAACAAGCCCAAGATATTAAGTAATCCCTGCTTGATCATATCAGGGATAATACTACTTCCTATGTATTTATCTATCAGTCCAGCTATCCACTCCCAGATGCCTTGGAAGAATCCCTTAATACTCTTTCCAAATATTCCAAGTACCTGCTTAAACGCCTCGACTGCTCCAGAGAGGTCTCCCTGAACCAACTTGACGATTGCAGCTCCAGTTGCCGCGAGGAGTGGAATGAGCCCAAGACTAAATATTCCCATCAGAGCAAGGAGTGTTTCGGTGAGGTCGCCTCCGAGGAACTCCCCAAAGCTTTCCCCCGCGTTTCTTATATGCTCGAATGCTCCAACCATTGACATCAACTTAACTACAGCTAATCCGATTGCCGCTCCAATTATTACAGCCACAGTCCAAATACTAGCTAGCGCTCCTGCGACGACTTTCGCATATGCAGCTACTGTAGACAGAGCTGGGGCGAGTCTAGCCAACCACGAGCCTAATCTAACTGCTCCGCCAGCAAGCCTCAATATCGCCCCGGTAAGGCCTTGGAATCCCAGCGCTGTTAAAACCACTGAAGCAACTTTAGCTATCAGCAGGAATATAGGCAGTAGAAGGTGCAGCGCTACTAATGCTTTACTAGTTTCATCGTCGAACTGTGTCATGAACTCCATCCAACCATCCATCGCTCTAATGAGCATAGTTAGCGCTGGAATAACAACCTTCGCAGCGACTGTACCAAATTCTAACAGGGTAGGCCCGAAGTCTATAAGCGCATCGAGGAGATCCTCCCAATGAGGTCTAAGTTCCTCGACGCTTTCCTGCATTGCCTCCATTGCGGCTGGACCGTTTTCCCTCCAGAAGGCCATGAAGTCTCTAAGGACAGGGAGGGCGCTTCTGCCCATATCTACCATGAATCCAATGAGTGCAGGGATATTCTTCATTCCAGCAGCTCCGAGATCCCTAACAAACTCCTTGAACTCGTCCATGGGACCAAGTGCATCTATGATATTCTCGAGTAGTTTCGGTAGTGCTCCAACTCCTTCCTCGATTAGAGGAATGAACTCCTGGCCGAACGGAATTATAACATCGAGGAGTTCATCCTTCATATTACTCATCTCGCCCGTTAGAGCACCGAAGATAGTAGTCTCTTCCTCAAGTTTCTTCTTTCTTTCTTTGAGACTATCGAGCCATCTCTGATTGGCGTCTGAAAGCTCCCCACGGCGTTCCTTCATATTCTCGAGCTTCTTTATCCACTTATCAGTTTGCTCGAGGTTTTCTTGGTTCTGCTGCGCTAATTTGTCCCCCCAAGCTATGAATCCAGCTCCAACAACGGCAGCGACTCCGGCAGCTATACCAGCAAGACCTCCAGCCATAACGAAGAATAGAGCTACCACCGGTGCGATGACAGTAGCAAGAGTCAAGAATGCGGGAATGAGTGACGCGAGCATAACTATTGATATCGAACCAAACGAAATCCTTGCTGAGGATGCAGCTGCTGCCAATCCAGAGAAACTCGCAGCAAGTCCTGCTGCCTTGACTCCCGTCTTAGTCATTTCGTCCCCAGCTTCCTCTGTAGCTTCCTCTAGGGACTTAACTCCGAGAGCCGCGAGAACAGCCTCATCTCCTAATTCATCTATAATAGATTGAAGAACTGCGGTGGGGACTGAAGTTTTGGTTGCCTCTCCAGTCATATCTCTAAGTTGACTTTCGAGGGCCTGTAATCCAGCAGTGTTTTGTATTACTTCGTCATCCAATTGGTCAAGTACCTGACGGAGACTCTCGACCTGAGTCGTTGCGAATGCAGATTCATCTCCCGCTTCATCTATCGCGCTTTGGGTAGCTTGGAATGCTGCAGCTAGTTCCGTAGCCTCATCTCCAGCTTCATCCAGAGTCCGCTCCGCCAACCCCATGTTTTCGACTAAGTCCCGGATAGAACTGTTGACCGAAGATATACCCTTCTTAAAGTCGGCGGTAGCTGCGCCGATACTAACATCTAGTCCATCGAAGGCCATTTACAAGTTCTTCCTCCACTCATTCCGTGACTTCGTAGCGTTATAATGCCTTCTACTCTGACTTCTTCCACCTCTGCCTTTTCCAGCTCTTTTTGCTTCTCTGTGAGCTTCCTGCTTTTCTATTACCTCTATCAAGTGAGCGAGTTGGAGCATGGCTATTTCCTGCTCGTGTAGGCCCGTAAGAGGTGCTTCGCCATGGAACGTATAGCCATACTCATGCATCTTTTTGTAAAACAGAGCCCGCTGCTCTGTCTCAGTCAGTTTCCCGCTGCTTCTACCATCTCACGCTTTTGCTGAATTTCCTCGACCACTTCAGTGTCGACGCTGGACTCCTCCATGAGCTTGTTTAGAAGCTGCATCATGATATTGGGATGCGTCGATTCCCAATCCGTATCTAACTCAACATGCTCCTCCCAAATGATATCGACAGCCTCTTCTCCCATCTCTCCCTCGATATCGATACCCATCTGTTCCTCGTACTTGAGCTGCTCTCCAGGAAGAATCGGTCGTATCTTTCCGTCGTACGTCTCTCCCTTGTGGTGAATGGGGACAGTAATAGGAAGTGCTCGACCGTCCTCGTCTCTCTTTACTTCAGCTACATCAGCCGTAAGTTCGGGATTGTCGCTCATTGTTTATGCGTGGCTCTGTGTTATCTCCGGGTCGCCCTGTCCTTGGAACGTATTGGACGTGATAACATTGGCATCTCCTTCACTATACTCCTGGTCTCCAACATCTGTTACCTGAGCGCTTTTGACTGTGACCGTACCACCAGTACCCGATACAGCATCAGCGTAGACGTAATCGATATCTCCCGTGGTTCCACGTAGATGTCTAACGTGCTGCTGGTGGGTATCGAATTTCCCAGCCGTATCGCCCTCAACTTCTACTGTTCTAGGTCCGACGTCTATGCTCATCCTACGACTACCCTGTTGAGCTTCAGTACTAACATCGAACTCTATAGTTAGGTCAAGGGCATGTACTCTTGGAGCGATCTCTCCAGAGCCGAAGTTGGACGATGTACCCATGAACTGGAAGTCCTCGGGGTCTGTCCCGATTGCAGACGCATGAGAGCCAGATCCGAGTTTTGGTATGCCCCTATCTCCTTCGGCTCCATCTTCGCTCGATCCCTGTAGGCCATCCTCGAGGATCGTAGTACCGCTTCCATCAGTAACGTTGATCTTACTTCCGGGTTCGGACTCTGCCCAAATAGCATCTATATCTGAGAACGATGACGTAGTCGTTGCTGTACTGTTGCCAGCGACAGTAACAGTCTCGGAGGTACCAGCCCCCTCGTTCTCGATAGTAACGTCTATGGAGCTACTATCTGTATTCTCGATATCGAGTGTCGTACTACCAGATGGCTGATGGACTACGTACGATCTCGATTTTTCAGCAGTATACTCCACCTCAAGAGCTATCGGTTGAGCTTCGGATGGATCTCCCGGCGAAGTACCCGTCGTTGGCCTCGCTCCAGCTCCTACAGTGTACTGCCTGAATCCATTACCATCATTTCCACCTTCTCCAACCTCCCTCCGCATGACGACTGTATGCGAACTTAGGTCTGACTGGAAATCATGGTCTATCATGTACCCAATGGGGTCCTGGACATTACCACCACCGTCCACGAAGAACCTCTGCATTAGGTACTCGATTGTCAAACTATGCTCCTCTGGACCTCGGAATATCTGTTCAGTCGACCCTTGACCAACGGGCGTAACCCCATCAGTTCCAGCATCAGCGTCCCAACCGGGGACGGAAAGGATGAAGTCGCTGAACCTCTTCCAGCTCGCCCCTGTCTCAAGGGTTCCTGGAGTAGACTCCTCGACCCATTCGGATCTTACGTTTGTGAGTGCGTTCTCTGTGGGTGCTCCCATTAGTTATCTTTCTCCTGTGGACCTTTCTCCTGTGGACCGGTGTTTCTTTTCGACCTCGATACCACTATCATCGAGTAGCTGTTGACCTAATTCTTTCTTTACACGGAATGAGCCATCCTCGCTAGGTTCAATGGCTTCATCCATGTAGGGCCTCTTGAACTCCTTTGTTCCTTCTTGTACTTTAAGCCTCATTGTTAACTCCTGAGCCAAGCGTAGCTGACTGTTACCTGGTCCATCGCGACAGTTTCTCCCTCTCCCATCGTATCTTCTGGCTGACTTGACGGAGAACTGCCGATATAATACCAATCTGTACTTCCACCATCAGCGTTGTCCATGCAGATGTTTTCCACCTCGTTGAGTATCTCGAATATTATCCGTTCAGCATCGACTGCTGAGTAATTGTTCGAATCTCCTACGTAGGTCTCCTCTTCCTCAGCTCTCGCTGCAGCAATGATCAAACCACTTCTTTGCTGTCCGGGATTACCGTCATCCATGTACTCGTAGGTGGTTGCCCCTCCCGCTGATTCATTGCTCCAACTAACAATGAGACTCGGGTAGATTTCTCCCACTCTGTCTATGCTGGTAGCTATTGGTATGAACGACTCTCTTGCCGGGTCTTTTACAGATGCATCGAAGCCCCGAACATTATCAGGCTCCCAATCCGGAACCAGAACGTCCTCGATGAACAGTCTATCTGGTTTTTTGGGGAGACTTCTCGGACTCATACTGTTATAGACCTCGTTTCAGCGCCACCAGCTTCTCCTGCCGGTACTGCTGTGATGCTCGCATGGAGCGTCCCGGTTCTGATAAGGCCCTTCCGCTCTATTATATCCTTGACCCTATCTCTTAGAGCCTTGGCAACTTCCTCTACTAACTCGCTGGTCGAGTCAATATCTTCAAACTCTGCGTCTCCATATTGAGCCAAAAACTTCTGTACGCCAGACCTTCGCAGTTCATCTACCGCAGGTCTAAAAAATGGTTTCGGATCCATCTTGGAAGTACCGAACTCCAAGAATACCGAGTAATCGACAGTTGTTACGACCAGATGCTCATCGTCTCTTCCCCAGCGTTGTTCGAGTTCCTCAAGTGCTGCCTCTAGCTCTTCGAGGCCTTCTATTTCGAACTCGAACTCAGTCATCTACTGATGCTCCCGCTAATCTAATGAGCCCATTATGAAGGTTTTCTACCTCTTGAACTCGATAGCGTTCATCGCTTCGTTGGTCTACTACCTCCATTGAAGCTTCTGCAGCTTCACCATAACCCTCCCAACTAACATTCAGATCTTCGGGGACAAGGAACTGATTCCTGAACTGCTGCCCAGTCCCATGTTCCTCTTTGTCCCTGTCCGAATCTGGAGTAGTCGGGTTGGCGTCCACTGGTGATTCCGAGTGTTCACTAAAGGTTGCTTCGAAGCCATCGGCGGTGTCGTACGTTTCGCTGGCTACGAACACCTTTAGTTCTACTACCGGCATATGGGTGAGCAATCTCTGATGGATTGTATCCATCCGTCCCCACTTATCCATCATCTATCAACTCTTTTCTCCCGTACCGATGGTTTCGAAGATTGCTCCCATTTCCGGGCCGGTCCCTTCGAGTTGCGGGGCAAGAAGCTGAACCTGCTGACCGTAGAACGTCGAGTTTAGCTTCATGCCCGTCCGTCCCTGAAAGTTGACGCTAGTCGCGCCCTGTGACCCAGAAGCTATCCTCATGTCTTGCGCGGCTGCGAAATGACATGCTAGTATCTTGGTCACCCTGTCTTCGTTCGTTAAGAACTTTCTACTATCCAAATCGTCGACAACGTCTTCAGCGACGTTTATCCACGTTTGGATAGCGGAAGTTGACAGGTCTGTGTCGAAGATTTCTTCGACATCTCCAGGCTGGACGGCCATGTCTTAGTCAGTCCTCCGCGTAGTAGTCTAGTATCTGCTCCCTGATGTCCTCCGCGGAAGCGTTTCCATCGACCTCTTCGATGTCTCCAGCGTACTCACTACGGAGTTCGTTTCTATCCAGTTCCTCCAACTCGGCTTCAGTCGGTGAAGGAGGAACGGACTCTTCCTCTTCCTCCTCTTCATCTTCTGATTCCTCGGAGTCATCGTCCTCTGGGTGGACTCTATCGAGTCTATCGCCGAAGGCGTCCAGTACCTGCTCTGGAGGGTCATCCCAGACGTCTCCCTCCTCCAAGTCGTCTTCTTCGGCTCGAGCTATCCCATTCTCGTGGTTAACTCGGTATCTGGTCATGATTGCCTCTAGCTGAGACCGGTGGCGTGGACGAGTCCAGAGTTCGTCCCGCCATCCGACTTGACTCGTGGAGCGAACATCGAGAACGTCTTGACGATCGTCTCGAAGGGAGTGTTGTTCCACTCCGCCGTCTGGACGAGGTCTCCAGCAGCAACAGCGTCGACGACGTCGCTGGTGAGCTGAACCAGGACTGCTTCTCCGTCATCGAGCTTGTCGACTGCTGTAACATCGTCTATCTCGGAGAGGTCCTCAATGGTCTCTCGGAGACGTGAGTTGTCGAAGTCCGGGGACGGAGCGCGGAGATCGGACCACTGCTCTCCTGAAACGTAGAGCTGATACGGTCCGTAGTAGTCCGCGTTCTCGGCCTGGTCGATCATCGCCTGAATGTCACTATCAACATTCGACGTAGTAGACCAGTCCGACCCGGTGTACTGATTTCGGTCGGGGTGGTTCGTGTACCCGTAGATGTCGAACGTGTCTCCGCGGTCGTCGGTGATCGCGTGTCCCCAACCGTTGATGACGATATCCTCCATCCTCTCCATGACCTGACGCATTGCCTTGGTCACGTTGTTCTGCTGGATGTCGGGTTCTGCCGCCTCCTCCCGATGACCAATACGGAAGTTCATGTGGTGAATCGGGACGGGAACGCCCTTGGTCGTCCAAGTACTAGCCTCCTCGTTAACGTCCGAACGACCATCCATAGTCGTCTCGGCGTTATCGAATTCGTTGGTCTCCTGCCACGTCGACACGGTAGTACCCATCCCGACGGTGTTGACCAGACCGTTGTCCTGCAGGTCCTGGACGACGTTGAGCCTCTCCTGTGCAACTCGGACGAGAAGGTCACTTACCTCTCTCCAGGAGCCTTCCGGTAGCCGAGACGTGTTACTACGATACTCCTTTCGTACAGCATTGCCCGCTAGGACTGGTTCCGCAGCTCCAGCCGCGTCGACCTGCGAAACCTGCTGAGTTGATGCTGCCCTCATCAGTTGGTCACCCTAACTTCGATCCGCGTGTTACTACTGGGATTTGCCGACGCCGTAGGGTACCCGAAGATACCACCGTCGGACGGACTAGTAGCAGTAGTCGAACTCACGAGAGTACCACTACCGTCGACGTAGAGTGCCGTATTCGGATCTACGTCCTCCCCTCCCTGAAGGAAAGCGTTGACTCTAGTACCCGGTCGGGGAACTGCAACCTTAATACCCTCCCCGGACGAGTAGGAGTCGTCGATGTCCTTACCGACTTCGGTAAACTCCATCGCGATGAAGCCATGGATAGCAGCGCCGTCAGAGTCATCAACGACGATGTCCCCATTGGTATCGTACCGAACCATCTCGCCAGGAGTAATTGACTCCTGTGCCTGTGCCTCGAACTGAGTGAATGGCCCTTCAACTATCGTGGTTGACATCCTCAGTCACTCTCCTGCCGAGCTTCATTGAGGCCAAGGGCGATATCCGAACTATCTTCCTCTTCGTTGATAGTAGCGGTAGCGCCACCAAAGCCACCTCTCGGCTTTACCTCTTCCTTCAGTGTCTCGAGGTGGTCCTTGTCGTCTGGCAGGTCCTCCTTGTCGAACTCGGAATGAGCTGCGACCTTCGTCTTGAGCCCATCGAGTTCCTGGCGTTCCTGTGCAGTGACCTTTTCCTCCACCTCGTTTTGTACCTCCTTGACCTCGGTAACCTCATCGCTAAGGCTATTGACCGTATTGGCGAGGTCGTTAACCGTATCGGTGATTTCACTCACCTGAGATTCCAGCTCTTCCACGTCTTCGTTTTCCTCTTCGTTTGTTTGGTTGTCCTCGATACCCTCGACCTGCTCGGAATTGGTCTCCTCCTCTTCGTTAGATTCAGAGTCCGAATCCTCGTCCTCCTCATCTTCCTCCTGCTCCTCGAAGTCTTCGAGAGTCTCTTCGAGTGTATCGAGCTGTTCCTCTTCCATAGCCTGCAGAGCATCCTCATCGAAACGAGTCCTCTCTGCAAGATTCTCGATTCGGTCGCTCATGTGAGCTTCCTCTTGTTCTCCAGATTCACTGTTGTCCTCGGTTTCCGCCGGAGATTCGTTTTCTTCACTCTGCCATCCAAGGAACGACTTGAGGCCTTTGAGCATACCTCCTTCGTTATTCTCGAAGTCCTCCTCATCCATCGGTGGTGAGTCGAACTCCTTGTTTGCCGCTCGAAGGACAGAAAGGAGCTTATCCTCATCTTCTGCGTGACCACGAAGGTTGAACGCAGACGCGACGTTGCCCTTCCTGAGCATGCCATCTCCATCAACTAACGGGAATGATGAAGCCGACTTCGTGTCCTCGTCGAACACGTAATGGCTCTCGAAGTCGTCTTCGGGTATGTTACCCTCATCGAGTTTTCCACCCTTCGTACCTTGGAAACTAATACCGTCGATGGACTTGTTGATTGCTGTTTCTGTCACATCTGTATGTTCACCACAAGAACAAGTACCAGAACTACACTGGTTTACTGTTATCCCACATCCATCTTCTACCGAACATTCCCCGATAGACTCAGGGAGTGTCGCAAGATGGTCGGGCTTAATGTTTCGTTGCTTAGCAACGAACTCCTCGTTATTGTGGTGTCCAGCGGTACTTTCTCTGTCGTACCAGTACCCGGTCGAAACCTCTAGATCTTCTCCTTCAGTTTGTATCGCCTCCACTGGATTGTCTTTTTCGAAGTGTACCGCAGCTTCTTTTGAAGCTTGGATATTTATCCAAGCCTCTCCATCTAACTTACGGTCACTACTAATGGCGTTGACGTTGAATAGCCATCCTATCCCGTACTCGTGGAATCTTTTGGGGACAGAAGCTGGAACGTGGCCACCGTTCTGCTTTGGGTGGCCAAGCGTCATCAGCGTTCCATTCCACGCCTGTGCTGTCCGTTTGATTTCGTCGAACTCAAGAAACTCGTCCTTGAGTACCATCTCCCGGACAGCCGTCACGGGAGCCACCAGATACTCTTCCCCGAATAACTCTTCCCTCCGAACCTCTGAATCTGCGTTAATTGTCAGAGTCTGGGTGGCGTATTGGCCAGCGTTCATTTGTGTTCCCTCTGCGAATTGATTTTCAGCGTCATCGGGGAGTTCGCCTTCTGTACTTAGATGAGTTCCTGACATTGTCAAAACTCCAGGACTACACTCCATACGCACCTACACCGAGGGTGCTGTGGAATTAGCCCTCTTGCCTTTGAGATGGACATGTTGCGATTGTCGAATGGACGACAGATCTCGCAAACGTCTCCATCACCCGCTGTACTGTACTCGGCCTGTAACTTAACCGACTCTACGAAGTCTCGAAACGTATGGAATCGTTCGAGGGTAGCTTCCGCATGTGCCATAGCCGTAACCGTAAGACCATGCGTTTTCCCTCTTTTGATTCCAATTTTATCTATTACCTCGTTTATCGAATTTGCAAGTGTACGTTTACTATTGGTAGCCAGTAGTTCTTCCTGTACCAACCGAGAAGCCTCTCCAATTATATCATTCTTGATTTTCTCCAATCCCTCCTTACTTCGGTTCTTGATTACTCGAAGTTGTCTACGGTGCTTCTTTCGGTTTAGAATGGGGGCTAGACTGGTATCTCTACCAACATCGAGGATACTGCCCCCTCTGATACCACCAGTTGTTGCTCTAATCTGGGCTCTATCTCCTCTATCTACTTCATCTTCCAGAGTATCATCGGATAGTCCACTCTGGTTAAGTTCGATATTCGCGTGCATGAGCCCGCGCCTATATGCGCTCGTAATGAAGTGTTCCAGCTCTTGGTGGTCTATCATCTCATCCAATGCTGATGTTAACCAGTTCAAGAAGCTTTCTCCTACTGGCTCAGGAAATCCACTTCTAGACTGAAGATTCGTGGACAGGTTAAGCGCGTCATCTTCCTCTACTGTTTCCCTTACGACTCCTTTGACCTCCCTGAACCTTTTGTAGATTTCGGTATTGAACTGCTTCTGATACGGTTCCAACCCACCAGGGTCTAACCTCTTTCTCTGAGTGTTCTGGCGGGTTACTGACATTGTATCTGTTTAGTACGACAAGTCGGGCTCTTTCGACCGTACTCGCTCTCCGAGAATATGGATCTTGCCGTCTCCACTAATGTAGCTATTATCCATCACAGTAACGTGCGTTTTACCGTACACTTCGACTAAATCATCCTGGTCAGGCTCGTGGTCGTGATGTGAGAGGCCAAGGCAATGCCCGATTTCGTGGAGTACCGAGTTGATGCTGTGTCCGAGCCCACCATAGTGGCGTTCCCGAACGCAGTCGTCTTCTTTCCACGGGTAGTGGTCGGCGGGGCCATTCATCTTGTGGAAATTCACCACGCAGTAATGTCCACCGCCTTCTCCAAATACACCGGGAAGATGACCAATGAGCGCGTTCGCGTGCTTCGCCCTATTGTCCGAGGACAGTTGCCAGTAATAGTCCTTGAACGCTCCATACCACGTGCCGTGGTTATCTCGGGAGTTCCTGTCGATGGGTACGGGCTCGGAGTGAATGGTACAATTGACTTCGTAGTCCTTCCCCCACGCTTCCTCGTAGCAATATTCCACGTAGGGTTTCGCCATCTTACATCCCCACTCTCCTAACTCGTCTCCTTCTCTCCAATAGAGACGTACCTCGATGGTTTCTTCTCCGATTCCTCTATGAGGAGTATCCACGCACTCGTTTGGTGGCCACTTGATGTCCAATGATTCTTCGCTCGACTTGTTTACATCCTCGTCGGGTTTAACGTCCTCTTCCTTTGGTTCCGTTTTCTCTTCCGTACTCTGACCTTCATCTTCATGGAAATGACCATCCTCTTCTTCGTCTGGTGGTGTGTGCTCTTCCCTCGGTGGGTCTTCGACATCTGGTTTTTCTACTGGCGCATCCACTAAATCATCTTCATCTTTCTGATCCGTTTGTTCAGTATCCTTTTCGTCTTGTTTGCTAGTCCACTTAAGTAGTGAGCGGACGAATCGGTATATTTTTCTGAACATCTTTTTGAATCTCTTTGTATTCATTCGTCGAATCCACCTCTCCAATCCTCTGTCAGTAGAACCTCGTCCTTCATGCTAGCACAGAAGGCATCAGCCCGAGGTCCATGAATTTCAGTTCTACATCCCCTAAATGTCCCTCCCATTGACGACCATGCGTCTAGAAGGATTAAACGTGCTGGTTTAGGTGATTTCTCCCACGTCGGCGGCCATGAATCCCAACCAAGGCCCGGGTTTCTTCCAGCGATGAAACCAGCAAACTCAACATTTTGCAACCGAATATTAGTCTGCTTGGCGTCCTCATAGATATTTGCCGTCTCGGCCTCCTTAGCTTTCTCTGGATCTGAGACCTCGTCGGGGATATCCTCATTCCAATCGGACTTCTCTATCTCGGAAGCCTTGAATGCTGCAGAACCGTCTTCATGTGCTATTATGTAGACCGGCGAATCTCCCGATCCTTCAGTCGTTTCTCCATCGACTACAACGTTTCCTTCGTAGATGTCTACAACCACTCCACGTTTACCACCAGCCTCTACTACATCTCCCTCACTATATTGCTTAGCACCGAAAGTTATATCATCGAAGTGTTCTTCATCGACTTGACCAATAGTCGGTGATTCCTGAGGTCCACCAGGTCCAGTACCAGCGCCCGTACCATCGACATCCGGTTCTTCGGGTAGTTCAGTTTCCATCTCAGGTTCCCAACCGAGTAGTTCCTCCCTGACTTCTTCGGGCGTAAGAACTGTAGCCGGGTCTCCACCAGGTGCAGCAGTTCTCGCAGTTTGAGCCTTCTGAAGCCCGAGGTTGGCCCTTTCGAGTTGAGTAAGTTGGAATAGCTCGCTCCACTCAACAGTATACTCCTGAACTTGTGGCAAAGCCTCGTACTTGATCAAACGGTCCAAGAAAGGACGAAGGATGACTGGTTCCGCGAAACTACTTTGTCTCCCGGAGACCTTCTCGAACCATGAGGCCTCGTCCTGTGAACTTGCAAGGTCTCCTCTTTCGGAGCCAAGGAGTTTCCTCTTAGGTATCTGCATTGCCCCCGCGAGAAGACTTATCTGCGTATCTACCGAGTTCTTAGGGTCTATCGTCTCGGTCTGGATTTCCTTGATATCGGTACCCCAAGACTTAATGAACCGTCGCATGTCATGCTCGTATTCCTCTATTTGGGTCTCGAGGTCTTCTGTGTCTACCTGTCCATGCAAATCCTTGTCTATATCTAGCTGAAGACCGGGGTTAGCAGCAAGCCAAGCTCCTTCTCCGGAAGATGCGAGAATTTTCTCTATATCGTATAGACGATTCATCACCCGTTCCAAAACTGGCCTGCCTTGGAGTGGGTCCTCTAGAACTCCTTCTGCAACGTGGATAACCCGAGACCAATGGACAGTAGTCGTCGTATGGAGCTCGTCGAAATCTATTTCGTACGTAGCTGGCTTTCCAAACCTCGGACTACTTGGGTCTGTGACCTTGTCATTGAAATCTACATTCGGTTCAGGGACAGGAGTGAGGTACATTATGTCGCGGATATTATCTATCTGATCCGCTTGTACCTCGTTTTTCAGGTCATCCTTATCCTTAGCGTCTGCCCAGCCAATGAATAGAACCGAGTACTCGCCCAAGCGTGCGAGTATATCAGTACGCTTGAAGTAGTGCAGAACACTTCTGTCGAGCTGGATCATCCTCGACTTTTCGAAGAGCCTCTTGACCTCTTTTTCGAATTCTTCGCTATCAGCTTTGACCTTGGGCGCTTCCTTCCAAGTCGAGTCGGGGTAGGATTCGACTATGGCCGCTGCTATGTCTTGTCGTGTAAAGCGCTCCTTACTATCCTTGTAGTTTACCGTCTCGGGATAGCCAACCGCATCGTATACGTCCCTATCTCCCCCGAAGTGCATTCCCGCTCTATTAGCCAGCTCAGAACGAGTGCGCATAAGCTGAGAGTATGTCTCAAATTCCTCGTAGGACATGAACTCCTGAGCATTTGGCTCTTCTCCATCGGGACCACCATTTCTCTGTTGCTCTGTCATTGTATCACCTAAGCGTTCTGCTTCGTATCGATCTCGAGGGAGTAGGTCCCCGTAGTATTCCCGTCGATGAGAACTAACCCATAATCCGTATCCGTGAGAACTCTTGATTTGTCCCCTCCAACCACGGTTCTATTCGTGGATTGGTCCACATTTACTTCTACACTCGCTATCTGGTACCCTCCAGGGTTTGTCATCGTATCTGACGTCGTAGGGCCACTGGAGTCGGTCCCAGAATCATCCTCTACTGGTCCAGTAGCGTTTCCTGCAGCTCCATCCCCTTCGACCTGCCTAATAACACTGTTTGTCTCACTGTGCTCCACTGGAACTGAAAAGTCGCTATCCTGATAGTTCGTCTCGCTGGGGTCGACAGCTTGAACCAATACTTTGATTGAATCAGCTGATGGATGTGAAGCTATACTAACGTCGTCTATTATACACTGAACTCTTTCCCTACCGTCTGCAACCTTTAATGCTCCAACTACCTCGAAAGTCCCAGATGTAGCATTACTAACATCCGCTGTAAAGTCGTGTGATTTATCCTTGAACTTGATGGTAAACCGTCCAGGAATCTGTCCCGATATACTCCCGAGTTCCACTACAAGCCCACTGTTAGCTGAATCCTGGTGAACTTGGAACCTAACTCTCTTACTACCAAACAGCGGACCCTTTCCGTCATCGTTTGCTACACTACCCAGAACTCTGTTTCTCTGCGGGTTCGTTCGATCTCTACCTACGCTAGTAAATGTCTCTATAAATTTCCCGGGTCCAACATCGTACCAGTTCAGCCAAATAGCAACCCTCTTCCAAATATCAGCTCCCTTATTCGGGCGTGCGAATAGTGAATCGACTATAGTTCCATCTCTAACTTCTGCCAGGAATACTCTATCCAAACCCGTCGATTCGGTGAAAAAGAAGAAATACCCATCAGCTGAACTCCCACTATAGCTATGTGTGGACGGATCGAAGTTATCTACATCGGGGTCTCCAAAACCACCAGCGATTACATCTCCAGACTGTGGTGCTTGAGAGAGCTGGAAGGCCATCGTCGCTATCAAATCGAAACCAACTGGATAGGGAATTCTCTCTGCCGACCGCCCTGTAATCGTATCTCCAGAGTCCGGCTTGAGTTTTACTCCAGCATCTATATCCTCGAACCTATTATCCGTCCCATACTGTAGAAAGACTCTTGAACCATTTCTATAGAAACGAAGTCTCTCGGGGGTAACCTCTTTCTCTCCAGGAACATCTAGAATATCTGTCATCGGATTAGCCACGAGATGTCCGAAGTTGTCAACTCTCCCCTTTCCTTCCATCTGATGCTTATCTATCCTCATCGGTCGTTCACCCTGATTTCAAACGAGCCACTACTTGGGTCCTGTACCGGATGTACCCTAAATCTAACTTTGTCCCACGGTTCAGTTATCAAATCAGACTCGTATTCGTTTTTGGGGACAGTTAGTGATGGCAGCTCTGAATCTTCTCCTCTAAGGTATTCTCCCTGTGTAAAGTCGCTATCCATGCTATCGGTAACTTCTATCTTAACCTCCACCCTCACAGAAAACTCGTTGATAAATCTAAATAGGTACGCGCTTTCGTGGCTTTGCAATTGGTAAACTTTGATTTCCTCTTCCAACCCTATCTCGCTGTTATCGTATGTGACTACTGTTTCTGTCATGATGTTACTCTCCCCATGCCAACGAAGGTGGTGCTTCTATGTGGTCGAATTCGTGAGCCCAGACCGACATATAAGCTCCGTCCAAGAAGTCAGGCGATCTACCGAGGACATCCTTGATCTTCTCCTTCGAGTCGGCCTGATAGACGTTACTTTCGCGGCTTTTGATATACTTCTCGTTGAAGCTTATAACGGAAGTCGCTTTGAGAAGCTCCTCTCTAAGTCTATGGTCGTCGTAGTTAGTGCCGTTTCCGAGTGCAGTACCCAACGCATTGAGTCCCTCTGACCATCGATCCTTATACTTATCCTTTTGGGAGGCCTCGTGCTGAGACTTGAACCTGAACGCGTTCGGGTAGGCATCACAGAGTCTGTCGGCGAGGCCACTTCCCTCTCCAACCGCGTCTATCGCTATAGGTGCTTTGGGTTTCTCGTCGAATACTTCTCTTGCCCTTGACTCATTGGCGTTATGATCCATCCCCGTCCAAACATCTTGGACGTAGAGCTGACGTCCCATGCCGGAGAATGAGAATATGACGTTACGGTCTCCACCAGAACCAGCAACGTCCATACCGTAAGCCTCCGGCTGATGATTACCACGGTCCATCAATTCAACGTACCCATCACGAACCTGTTCAGCGTATATCGGGCGGTGGACAGAAGACGACTGTGGCGGAATAACTCCAAGTCTCCGTTTGAACCACCGAGCATCGAGTCCCTCCAACCTCTCCTTTTCCTCATCGTCCAACTGATACTCCACGTCGTAGTTCCTTTCGACTATGTCTGCTATTTGTTTAGCCTTATCGACTCCTGGCCATTCTCCAACGTTCCAATTACGGTAGTCCTCCTTAATGAGGTCGAGGGTAACTAAGCCTTCTACTTCCTTTCTACGCCTTCTAACGTTGTGACTCTCGAAGGATGAGAATTGGATAACGTGCCAGTCGTCGTTATCGTGTAATCGGTCCCAAACCACTCCAGTTTGGTCATCCGGCGGATTAGCGATTGCTACGAACCTATCTCCAACGTCAGTAATGGACGAGTATGCGGAGTCAAAGTGCTCGGAGGTAATGTACTTCTTATCTGCTTCCTCTATAACGACCATAACCCGGCTGGCGTGTCTGCCCTCGAGATCTCCGGGGTCAGTTGGACTTATGACCTTCGCGTACCAATTACGGTCTATGTCCAATTTGTTCTTGTGGTCTCTGACCTTTCCGGGAACTCCCGCGGACTCTTTAAGTTCCTCGAATATCTCAGCCATCGGATTCCAAACACTATCACGGTACTGAGCGTAACTGCCCGAGGTCCCTATTACTTTGCTGTCGGGATTCGTAAGTAAAAACGCCAACTTACTTAGGGCGACAGCGAAGGATTTTCCAACCCCGTTACCCGAAACTATGAGAACGTTGCGGTTCTCCTCTATAGCCCTAATTATCTTCTTTTGCTCTTTAGTAGGTTCAGCCTCGGTAAAATTCAGAACGAATTTGAGGAGTTGCAGCTGGTCCTGGTCGGCAGTAGCACTAACTGCTGTACTCATTAGAACTCTTCCTCCATGAAACTCCTCCAGCTATCAGCTTTGGACTCCTCAGCCTGAGCCTTCTTCGTCTCGGGGTCCTGCATGATACCTAACTTCTTCATCCTCTCGATAACGCTTTCCTGTAAGCGCCGATGCTGATGAATCAGTTTGTTTATCTTCTCGTCGCCATTAGAAGTCTTCTGAAGCAAGGGTTGTGCTACGTACTCAGATGACCTCCGAACCAAGTGCATATCAACGGCGAGCTGTCGAGCGACCTCCTTATCAACCTCATCAATCATTCCCTGAACCCGCATAAACCTCTGCGTGATATCGTAAGCTATCTTCTCCAGCTTTTCCCGGTCCGCCTGGTCCTGTCTCGCGTAGTAACCATGGTTCGGCTCGAAAAGACCGTAGTTCGGAAGTTCTTCCTCGTCATCCTCGTGGAGAATACAAAGGCCACTTCCCTGATGCTTAGTCCCCCAACCAGCTGGATGTTCACATTGGTTCCACGGTACTCTATCGTCGTCGGAAGTATCTACCCCACAAATGTCACTAGACGGTTGAACTGGGGACGAAGTAGCCTGTCCCTCATCGGAGGCAGTATCGCTCATAGTACCACCTCTCTAAGAGCGTCGATGAAAATAGCCTCGTCTCTGCTCTGATATTCAGGTTGACTCTTTTTCTTATGAGCCTCGCGTATTAACAAGCGCTTATTGTGTGAGTATTCCTCATCGTCCATTAACTCACAGAGGTTATCTATATTTCTTTCGAGTTCGCTTCTCGAAAGCGGTCTAACCTTCATGAACGGTAGAAGTACGCCGCATTCGCAAATATTCCGACTTGAAGGATACTGATTGTCTTTCGACTTCGGATAGACTTTTTCTATACTCGTGGGTTCGGGGTAGTACTTCTCGTTTTGCAAATGCTTCGTGAGAGCGAGGCGAACCCACTCTGGCCACCATTCCTTCTCGACGTAATGAGTTCGATTGAAACAGTTATCGCATACTCCCGACTGGTGGACTAGACTTTGGAAGAACTTCTGAGCGTTAGTCTCCTCGATATCAGAACCAGAAGATGTAGCTGTCGTGCTCATTATGTCTATAGACTACCCCGAATCTTACGCGGTGATCTAGTCGGCGCCTTTTCCTTCTCCCGTCAACGACTCTTCGGTTTCCAAGATCGCTACCACGTAAGTGCCGCCGTTATGCGGACTTACCTCGGAGCATACCTTATGTCATATTTAAAAATCGAGGGCTTTATATTTTTGTGTTGCTAGACTTCTACACAATTGCGCACGTATTAGATGTGCTGTTCTATCATTGCCAGCTCTTTTCCGACCAATGAATCGACTTCAGCCTCTCTAATCATCTCTATTACAACCTCGAAATACTTCCTTGGCGCCCTGACCTGCCATTCGTCTCCCCCACTATTTTTCTCGTAGTCGTACGGTAGATGGCCAACCGTGAACTCTCCGAATGTCCTCATTTCCCGCTCTGTAAGTTCTCGTCGTGACTGAATGATCTCCTTGGCCTCTTCAACTTGTGTCTCGAACCAGAACCAATTTCTCTTCGGCATAGATACCTCGACTTCATCCATGCGATTGATCTCTTCGACTGTCCAAAACTCGGTTTCGGTCTCAGTTATCATTTTACCTTTGTCCGTATAGGGTAGTAAGGGTTCCAGTAGTATAAATTTTTAGGAACGTAAATTCTTTGGATACATATCATTCTATACGTCTCCATGGAACCCACTTTACAGGGTCAAAAGGGTAGGGTTAGACCGGAGGAAACCCCGTTCCTCGAGGTTCCATAACAACTCATCCATCTATTGCCATTTTTCGGGTGTCTTAGGGAGTCAAAACCCGCTTACGAGCCTTCCATTTCCATTATGGGGACAGTTGAAGATTTGGCCGGCTTTATTCGTAGGGAGGCTCCTCTATGATGATTTCTATTTCTTGATCGTCTATATCCGCCGTCTTTTGTATCTCTAGTTCGAGTTCCTCCAGCCCCATGCCAGTATACGTCAGAGCAACTCTTCTAATCTTGATTATGATCTTGACCTTACTATACGACATCACAGATATCATTTGGGGCTGACAATGAAGTATACCTTTAACAGTCCTCTCTATTACTTCAGTCTCACTCATATTAACATTCAACTTCTCCTGTTCCTCGTCCTTCTCTTCATAATTCCCCTGCTCTATTAGCACGTGAGAATCCATCCCTTCTATAGGCTTCAATCGATATATAGGAAACGTGTAGAACGTTTTATCATTGCTTTCCAGCTGTTCCTTTCGAAGAGTATCCGGGTAAATACATTCCACGGTAGGAGACGTACGAGCATACTTCTTATTTCCGTCATATTCAGAAACAGGCGTACCATTAACTTTCACCTTGTTAGCGGGGTCTCCAGGCTTCGTAGTACAAATTAGTGGAACCCCACTTTCTTTATCCCTGGCTATCACTCCAGGACGGATTGCGTCCTTATCCATCCTTGGCGGCCTCCCTCAACGCTTTGATATGCGAATTATCCTCCTCGGTACAAAATCTACAGTCATCTAAATCTTCCACGCTGTAAACTTTTTGTGCCTTCTCCCACGTGAGGGTTCTCAAATCTTGTGCCCGTACTACATGACACATCCTCAAGTGAAGCGTATCGGGTGTATTTACCCAAACTAGATCGTCTCCACTTAGTTCATCCCTACTCGTCTGGTAGGACAGAACCTTTTGCGGTGTAGTATCTTGAGGCGAAATTGCACTGAATCTATCATCACAAACGTAGCATTTCTCCATTTCGGAGACCTCATATTTCTCTTTGAATTCGTCCCACGGAGTCGGTCCCTTTAGATTGTGATTCCTTACATACCTACATTGCGACGTGTGGTAGACGTCCCTCTGAGAACCACTTCGATCTCTTACCCATGCCACATCTTCTTCAGTCATTGTACCTTGATAACTGGGTCCTCGATATGACTCGACCTACACTCGGGGCATTGAGACGGAAGATTCCACAGATCTCCGAATTCAGTGAAGTCGCAGTTATTACACTCGGGTGGTGCAACCATAAACTCGTGGTCCGTATGTTCTACTAACTCGTCCACATAGTCTATGACCTCATCCTTCGTAACATTTATCTCGTGGTCCGCGAGAGCATCCCTGATCGATCCAGGATTCATTTGCGGTCGCCTAAGTAACAGTGTTTCTATATACTGTAACGTTGTTTTCTCCTCAGTCATATCGAATCCGGTCTACTTGTCGTCGGATTACCCTGTCCATCAAGGAAATTGTTGAAATAATCTCGGTGACACTGTTTACAGACCCATTGCTGTTTTCTGTCCTCTCCAGGCTTACGCGGAATCTCCCATAATCTATCTCTATCCCTATCACACCATGCGCATCGTACCATCTATTCCTCCTCTTTCTCCCATGTTCGTTCGAAGAGGTCCCGAGCAGTCTTCTTAGGAACGGCGCCCAACGATTCCACTCCCCGTCCCGCACTATATCCTCCGAAGAAATACTTCCAAGCCAGTTGCTTATCCTCGTTGTCGTACTCCTGGAAATCAACTTGATCGCTCATTGAGTAAAACCCTCAGTTCGGGGCCCTCGCTTGCGATGACGAAACTCCTATCTCCCAACCAATTGTACAAGGACATGGAGATGTCGTAGTCCGCCTGGGCGTTATTCGATGCCTCCTGGAGTACGTCTCCTGGCTTCTTGTCCCCGTGTTCATCCTCTGGGAATTCGAATTCATCAGGTATCTTCCCTCTCCACCTCTTATGGAGTAGCTCGTTTTCTTCCTCTGAGTCATATCCCAGATGGTCAAATACGTACAGGAACCTACCTTTAGCAGACTTAGTAACTACTAGGACGGAATCGCTTTCCTTCTGTCGAAAGCTGAAGATAGAATCGCTAGCCATCTTAGAGTAGCTCTTGTTTTGAAACCCTCAGGGTGACGTCTTTCATTTTCATAGTCCCAACCATTTCATCATCCTCTTCAGACTTGTACCAGTCCCAATGGCCGTCGTATCGATGGCCGTCCGCCGTACTCCTGAGTAATTCGAGGGCATCCTCTCTTTCCTCTCTAACCCCGATTACGTTGAAGTCGTCCATCTCAGATTTCTCGACTACGTATACATGGTCGGGCATTATCGGTTCGTTTGAATTTAGAGTGCCATCTTTTTATATCTTTATATAATTGGGTTCCGAAATACTCCTACGATTTCAGATAGAGAACGTCATCATCATTTTCAGTCCTGATATTAGTTATCTCAAGTTCTAATTTTTCATCAAATGTACCATATTTCTTTCCGTTGAGATACAGTTTTTTAAACGCCTTATCCAGGAGTTCTATCCCCTGATTTCGGGGTTCTAAAAATACAGTGATTGTTCCAGAAATTCCAAAGTTGCAATTTTTACAAAAACAAGCCAAAGTTTTTCTAGACTTTTCGATATCTACCGATCCAAACGTCCATTTACCATCGTAATTCATGGGACTATCGTGTCCATCCCAGCCCCTCCTGCGCATTTCTCTAACTAGTTCCTCGTGTCTTTTATTGACCTGGGACAAATTGATTAGGTCATCTTCGGCGAGTCCTTCTAACTGATTTCTCATATCGGCATCTACAGAGCCAGGAATCATATGCAACTCTCGGTGCTCTCCCAGCAAATGATTCTGACACATCTTTGATGGGTCGACCATCCACATCCTCATGGTACCACTAAAACCCTAAGCTCTGTCTCTGATAACGGCCAACAGTTGTATGGAGCGGATATTTCATGCCATTTAACATCCTGCAATTCAGGTCTATCCGATTGGGAACCATCGGAGCCTATCGTGAACGCGACCTTGTGTCTATAGCCATCAGTGTCGTAATCGATCTCTTTAACGGCTGAGTTTTGTTTGAGGTTGTCCACGAACGAATCCAGCCGATGCATTTTATCCTTCACCTACGAGAAACTATGAGTGCCTTATATTTAAGATTTTAGATTCTTGGGTTCTTAGAGTGGTCCATCGTTCTTTATGACCTCAGTAAGTACTTCGCCCTTACTACTCCAATCCCAATCTCCCCAAGCCTCTAGCCACTCATCCGAAAGTTTCGTAGTTTTCCTAACCATGTTATCGTGCTTCAGGAGTTTGTGGACGACGTTAGCCATGTCCCCGTTCTCATCCAGTCCGAAGTAATGCTCTCCTTCTCCTATGTTATCCTGATACTTCTGGATCCATCTCCTAACATTGATCCCATATTCAGAGGTATTAAGCCAATCTCTGGGAATAGACTGCACGTCCCCAATCGCGTGTATGCGACAAATATACGGTCGTCCAGTTAGGAAAGCCTCGAAGGCCGTATTAGGCAAGACGTCCTGGGACGAAGGATTGAGTACCACTCTTGCATCTTGATACCTGTTACCCATGTTCGTAAACGGTACCGTCGGTCTTCTAGTGACGTTATCCGCTATATTACTAGTTCGAGGTCCGGAATAGTGAACCACGAAGTCATCTCCGGGTGCGTTCCCAGCTATCTGTTCGAGTTCGGCTCCTGGTTTTTGCTTACTTCCAAGCTTCGCTACCAGAGCATAGTCTTTTGCCTCCTCTAAGTCATATCTCTGGAATAACTCTCTGTTCGGAGGATTCGGAATCAGAGCGAAGTCTGCTAGATTAACCTTGAAATGCTGCTGTAAATAGCCTCGTATTATCGAGGGGTCCAGTACCGATATTGTATCGCATTTCATTAATGTCTCCTTAGCGTTTACTGGTTCTGCCTCTGTCGGAAACCCTCCGAGTTGTAGATGCAAATGCGTATCTTTGAAGTCTTCTAAGTCTACGGGGAAATGAATGTGTGGCGATACCACAGCGTCAAATCTATGAGTTTCCTCTGCCAACTCCTCCATCTCGTCCAGATATAGTTCTACTTCATGTCCAGCATCCAGTAAAGCCTTCGTATTTCCTCTAATCGCTTGGTGAGAACCCCCTGCTGTCGGTGTCCACCAAGCAAGTGCAACTTTCATAAATGAGTACCCCTGAATACAGTTAGCCTACCATCTGCATAGCATGGGCCCATGTGAGCTGAATCGTACTCCTCTTTCATTGTTTCTAAGAAATCTGCGGGATAAAACCTTCTCCTAAGTACCGGCTCTTTGTGTGTTACATCGGTTGGACTCTCGTGAGTTCGTTCGACGTGAATAGTTCTCATCCTGGAGACTCTTGCGCATTCACTTATTGCCTCTTTCCAATCGGGGACGTGTTGCAAAACGTTCTTTGTTACTACCGTAGGATACCTATCATCCGGAAGTGGTAAATCCTGAGCGTCTCCAACTATATCCGGCTCGAACTCGGGAGTCAAATCCAATCCAATATACTCCCCATCAGGTATAAACCTCTTTAGCTCCTGAGTTCCACATCCAACTTCTAACACTGGTAAGTGAATTACCAAATCCTGTATCTGTACCCTTATTTCATCATTCCTTTCGGTTGAAAACTGCTCTTCGCACTCCTCTATCCTATCACTCCACTGAGTTTTCATTCTTTTACCTCCTCTACCTCGAACCAAGGAACTACTGTCAGATGCTTATGTGGGTCGAGGTTACGTGCGTGAAATACTTGATCGCATCCTTCTTCGTATAAGCACTCTCCATGATCTGCAGTAATAACGACCTTGCCATCTAGATCGGGGACGATATCAAGAGTGCCCTCGAAAGCTAAACGATATGTTTCCTCATAGGCCCTTTCGAGTTCCTCAGGTGTAATCTCGTCTTCTTCGAGGGCTTCCTTTGCTCTATTGATTTTACCCGACCCACTAGTCAATATCTCTAGTCCCTCGAACGGCGGATGTGGCTTAACGTACCGGATAACGCCTCCTTCGATTTCGTCGAAGTACTGTCTTGCTCCTTTATTTACCCTATCCGTGTGAGATTTCCATACCTCGTCGTCCTCGTCCATTTCCAGATAGCCGAGTGAGGCGAGTCTCTTATGGACTTCGTCTTGACTTAAATCCCTGTAGTTCGGGGCAACTTTAAACCAATCACGTCCATCATAGTCTGTCGCTCCAAAGTCTCGGAGTGGTACAGGGCTGAAGAGGCCAAGCTCATCGAAGTTCTGCGAGAGATGAGCCTCTGTCCAATCTCCCGTATATCCATAGTCCCCGTTCCATACCGCTTGAAGTTCTCCCTCGAAATACTGGTCGTACATATCAGCGAAGGTATCATACCTACCTCCATCGAACCATAGTATCCAGTCCCACTCTCGTTTGTCGATTAAACGCTTTTGTGCGGGGACCTCCACTTTCTTGGGAATGCTCATGCTCTAACCTCCATTGGAATCTTGAAGCAACTCAAATCGTCCCTTAGACTTTCGAATAAATCTTCGTATTGCTCAGAAATTTGCTGAGCTGAATAGTTATCCACTACAGCCTCCTGTTGCTTTCTAGCTATCGAGTTTCGGTACTCCCGGTTATTGAGTATTGAGCGTATTTCTTCTGCCCACTCCATAGGGTCATCTGGATTGCACTCTACTGATTTGAAGTACGGATATGCGTCTGACCAGGACAGGTTGGAAGTTATCGTTGGTACTCCTGCTACTGCCGCTTCCAATACGGTTTGAGGGCAGTTCTCGGTCCAACTCGGATGACAATGGACTGCGAGTTTGGAATAGAAGTCCTTCATTGGTTCATCTACGAATCCTTTGTATTCTAAACCGAAATTAGGAGCCATCTGTGTGATTATCGCTTCCATGTTCCTAACTATCTCCCCGTTCGCCTTTCCAGCGATTCTCAAGAGAGGCTCGGTAGTGTTATCTATCTCCCTGATTGCCGATACCGCCTCGACTATCGTAAACTGGTTTTTGACCTTTCCAACGCGTCCAATACACCCAACATCTTTACCATCGTTTTTCTTCGGGGGGACAGTAGAAGATGTATCTATAGCCGTCGGTATCCAAGACATCCTATCGTCCATGACTCCATAGCTTTTCATTTCGTTCTCGGCCCTGTGACTGGACATTATCAAGTGATCCAGCTCGTGTATATACTCAGCTATCCCCGCTATCTCTCCCACGTGTTCCGAGGACAGTAGCAAGTGCTCCTTGAGGTTAGCTCCCATGCGGCCCACAGTGATCGTGTGAGGTTGAATGTTCGGAAGTGCATCCCTTACTACATCGTTGCTACTATGGAATAACACGATATCGGGGTTTAGTTTCATCAATGTACCTTCGAGGGACTTGGTCGGGTGAATCACCCCGTTGGCGTCCGTTATATATCTATCCTCGAATTGGAGGTCCGTGATGTTCGCAGCCACTTTATGGATTTCCTCGTCTATATGCTGCTCCATTATTCGAGTCTGAGCAGCGACCCCCGTTCCATGTGCGTCAGTCACCCAACAAACTGTCATATAATTCAGTATGAAAAGCCGGTCAGATAAATCTTTATAATCTTGTTATTTTATATCCTCCTCGACTATCGTAGAGCCGCAGTCCGGACAGAACGTCACCTTAGCGAAATCCTTTCCTCTTCTTTCGAGCCTGATATCGGGCCAAGCTCCACAGCAAAAGCTTTCCTCGTGTTCTATGTGCGATACAGTCATACTCATAGCTTGGGGGACGATAGTGTCGAGTCTCCGTAGCTCGCTCTCTATTTTCTCGTAGTCAACATCTTCCGTTTGAAACTGGTTCAAGCAGCGTTGCGAGAGGACCGTGAGTTCTCTTATTTTCTCCTCTAGGTCCTCTTCCTCCATAGCTAACGTAGGAGTTGCAAAAATTTAGATATTTGGGTTCATGAATGACGAGTTCTTCTCTCGTAGTACGTCTTTACGTTATGTCAAAAATAGGCGAGTTGTCTGAAGGAGTTCATTTCATCTAGAAGGGGCCATGGTCGGATTACACATTCAAACGGTTGTGCTGGAGTGCTACGGAAGCTACGAAAGGCTACGTGTGGGGACAGGAGTGAGAGTATGGCAACAGATGAGCCGAGAGCAGTCTTCGGTCACTTTTTCGCGGCTGCATCGAAAATTCCGCAGTTCTCGAAGGCCAGCCCTTTCGAGGCGTCCTTCTCGCAGTACTTGCACCTGCCGTCTACCACCACGTGGGGACCGATGACACGTTTGCCGGTGTCGCTTCTCGCGTTGAACCTCTTAGGCATTGCTCAACAAGCGGACGGAGGGATATCCATCCGGCTTGCCACGGGATACGGCAGTAGGGTGCCAGCCGAAGCAGGTGTCAAACCTACAGTACGGTGCTAGCGCGTTCGTCGTGTGAGTCGGGGAACGTAGGCTAGACTGTCCCAGATGCAAGCGTTGCCCATCTAGCCGTATCCCCCGAGTGAGTCCGTGCGGATTCGAACCGCGAGCCGCTAAACGCTCTACCATTGAGCTACGGACCCTAAATGTACGATTATTTCGCTCCTTCACATTTCATCCCTACTTTACGTTTAATTACGGAAGGATTTAGTAATTTTGGTTCTTGGAATCTCACTAAGGTGTTCGGTTCACGTGGGGTTAGGTCTACTATACACACGTTCATACTGGAGTGTGACAGGGGGTACAATCGATTCCATTCCATGCCGTGGGGCCATGGTCGGATAGTACGAACTCCCGGTTAGAAACAGTTTCGTTAGTCTTCGTTCCGTGGGTATGGATCACTCATCGTCAGATTTCTCACGAGCGTATCTTCCCTGTTGAGCAGCTTGTTGAATTCCGGGCATTAGATACTCAGCGGTACACTTAGCGCAAAGTTCGACACTATAACCAGAAAACGGCCACTCGACTTTGTGCGTAGGCTCTTCGCCTTTCGGATGCCCATCGTCTCGGCCAGCATCGTGTCCAAGTGTTACCGTGTCGCTCGTGTACGGTCGATTAAGACAGATTGAGATGTCCGTCGGTCTCCCGCCGTAGAACTCGTCGCAACCGTCACAGCGAAAAGCTTCACTCATGAACTTCCCTATGACTCGACTACCTTTCGGAGGTCTCGTGACGGGATGTCATCAGCCTGTTCCAACGTCTGAATCCATACGTCCGTACTGAGGTCGGACGGAAGCGCCTTCATCGCCCTATAGACATCCACCAGGGACAGTTGGACGTTAACCTGGAACTCTCCGGTACCGTCTGCTAGTGCCTTCAGTTGTGGGTCATCGACCGCTTTGGCACCGGAGACCGTCATTGGGCTCTCGAACTGCTTTCGTCTCCATTCGATGAGGTCCTCGTACTTCCGGAGAACGTACTGGATGTTGTGGTCCTCCAAGTCGTTCTCGCGGGCGACTTCTGCCTTCGCTCCGAATTCATCGATCTCGCCGGGATTGAGTCTGGCGACCGCGTCTATTGCTCGTTGAACCGTCCGATTCCGCGAATCGTATAAGGCCTGTTTGTCCTGGGCCATACAAGTCGAATTTGGGGTTTTATATATTTATGTTCTTTGATTCGTAGAGTTCGTCTCTCGGAGTTGAGCAATCATATGGGCACCGTCTTCTGGAAAAGTGTAGCCGTTCTCTCGGATTCCATATGTGTCCGTGTAGTATGTATCGGATGCCGCATTCAATCGTTTGAGGACGAGAATGAGACCACAGAGCACTCATCGTTCAAGCACCAATAGTGATTCCCGTTCAATACTTCGCCACCCTCTGCCTCCTCCCTACAGTAAGGACATCGGTCGTCCGCGTCCCGAGGGTCCTCGTCGTGTGTTTTGGCGATTCGTGATTTTTCAATCATCGTGTCTCGTCGTCGGCTTCAGGGGACGGAGTGGCGTGTTTGAGTCCATGTTCCTAACTATGTTTCAAAGAAGGTAATCTCTTGTGTGACAGGTTACTATGTTTCAACGAATATAAGTTCTCATATGGCAAATGATTATATTTCAACATAGATAATCTCTCGTATATCAATCCATGCCTGCAGGCTCTCTTGGTGCGTCATCGACGAGGTGTCCGACATCGACGTACTCCCTGCCGCCCAACTTCTCCATGGGTCGGTAGTCGTCGAACGTGTGAGGGCCGCCATCTCGATTGCCAATGAACCCTATCTTCTGTGTTTCCTCTATTGCGCCGTACTCCGAGAGGTCTACTTCGGTCTGCTCCGGTGTTGCCACTAAGCCCTTCGCCCTGTTATCTTCCATATACGGAGTTATGGAGCCAAAAGTATAAATTTTTATATCAAATCGCGCCCCATAGGCTTTCGTTCCGCGTTTTCCCCGTATTCCATGTCCAAGGTGGGGGAGCCATGCCATATTATATGGCGTAAAGTAAAGTTTACGGAGAACAATCTTTCGCTTAGAAACGCAAGGACAAGGCAACATGTGATGACGGATATCAAGTTTTCGGTATATCAATCTTACGCTATACATCTCGGGGGAGGGGGTGCTACTTGCTAAGTGGGGCTCCTCGAATCACACACCGACACACGCACTTGAGACCACGCCCCGGGGGTCACACCCACACGCACGCGTACCTCCACTGCCACTACTGACACCTACACCGTTCGCACCTGTGAGTCGCGGTCCGGTTCCAGTGCCACACACAGCTACTGCTAGTGCCAACGCCACGACCGAGTGCTGTCTGACCCCCTCCGCTGCTGCGTTACGAGAGTGCTGCTATACCAGCGGTGCCGCCGCTATCGGGGTACGCTGCTCTACCTGCTACTACTGGCTGCTGACGCTCCAGCGCTCTGCGGGGCGAGCCCCACACTCCCCTCAGCGACCCACGCCGGCCATACCAGCTGAGCGCAGTGACCCACCGCTCGCCGTACCCCTCAGCGACCCACGCCGGCCATACCAGCTGAGCGCAGTGACCCACCGCTCGC